GCAGGTTCATATGCTTCCGTAGTTCTAGAGCTATTAGATCTGGCTCCGCCTCTTTCTCCTCAGGGCCAAACTCAGAAGTATCTCCAGAAGACTTCTGCTTGATGATGAGCTTGTAGAGGAGGCGTCGGTACCGGTGACCAATCTTCACCATGTTATCGACGAAGATGTACGTGTCGTCCATCGGCGGGGATACCGCATCGTATGGCCCCTCAGCACCCTCTGAACGGAGAACCTGAAAGGTATAGTCGAGCACATCTTCGCTCGTCGACTCCAACTCCCACGATATCTCGTTGAAGTCTGCGTCTAACGAGCGAATCTTCAGTGCTCTAACTACTAGAGGTACAGGCATTCAACAGCCTAGCGACGATTGTCATCGCTCTTAGTAGCCCTACCAAGTGCCATAGTCCCAAGAGTCCCAGCTGTCGCCAACCCTGCTGCAGCTCCAGGGCTCTTCTTAATGAAGCTACCAACTCTGTCGACAGCCTGGTTACCACGGGCCTTCAGGTAGTTGTTGCTTTTGTCCTTAACAAACTGACCTGTAAAGTCATCTGTCCAATTACCCTTTGTACCTTTGGCTACTGCCTGTTCTGCCACGTTACCCACACCCTTGAGGGTCTTACCCACAAACTTAGCAGCTCCACTAACACCACCTGCCATGTCACCGAGTACACCAGCCTTCTTAACCTGCGCTAAGCTCTTCATAGCCAGTGGTCCTGGTGTCAACGGAGCAGCCTTAGGCGTAGGTAGCTTAGGGTCCTGAATGTGCTCGTAATCAGCAGCATTGAGAGCTAGCTTCTGGAGAGCTAGAGCAAACGCCTGCTTCTTCTTACCTATATTTTTAGTGAGCGCCTTTAATTCCTTGAGTGTAAAAGCCCGCTTCTCTGACCCCACCTTCACAGAAACAGGGTTAGCTGCAGCTGCTGGACCAGGTGAGGCAGCTTCTACTGGGAGCTCAGGCGGTGCGCCTTCGGCAGGAGCTGGCATGCCACCACCGGCAGCCTGGCCCTCTTGCTGAACGAGCTGTAGATCTAGAAGCTTCTTCTGGATACGCAGCTGGTCCATCTCCTGGTCCTGCTTGTCCCACATCTGACGACGCTCGTTATTCGTCTGCTGCTTCTGGAGGTCCATCTCCAGGGTTTTCTGCTCTAGCTGCAGCGCCTGGTCGAATAGAGGAGAACCCTTGAACTTCTCTAGCCAGTCGTAGTCCCCACCAGAATCACAACCAAGATGCGCCAGCTTCACCTCACCAGACGCAAGCGCCTGTAGGTAGTCGTTAGGGAGCTGCTTTAGGAGGTCAACCGTGTACTCCTTACCAGCAGCGGTCTTCTCATGGTCGTAGGCAACCTTCAAAAATGTATCGAGCATGGTCAGCTCCTTAGATCGTTAGAGTCTTGTAGTATTTTAGGCATCTGCTTCTGTATGTGATGACCAGTTAGGCCACCAATAGCTGCACCAGTAGCTGTCGCTGCTACAGGATGAGCCGCAGATAGTTCAGACATAGCCTGACGCATCTTCGCTTTAGCAAGAGCAAGTGCGTCACCAAAGGTGCTGTGGTCCCTAGCTTCTAGCCCTTGGACACGTTGAGCATCAGCAGCTGGGTCAGCATGACGAGACTCCATGTAACCGCCTACGCCACCAAGAGTTGCCCCGATAGCAGCACCAGCAGCACCAGCCATCTTCTTCTTAGGTTTCTCTTCCTTCTTATGCTTATGCAATATACTAGCGCCAGTTAAAGGAGCACCAACACCTAAGGCACCTAAGGCTGCACGAGACCTAGCCTTACTGACTGCTGAATACTCCCCCTCCAGATCACGCCGGCCCTTCGTCCGGGCCGCCAGCCACTTTTCTAGACCTCCACCTTCCACGGGCCCGCTCCAGCCGTTAGTGTCTTCATGACGTCTCTCTAACTTTTTGGCTTTAGACCCAGTTAGGAGCTCACCCACACGCTTGAAACCCTTGGACTTTGGAAGAGGAATACGCTGGGTATATCCAGGAGCCCGACCAGCCTTCTTCTCCTGCACAGCCGGTACATCACTGTGCCTAGCCATTTCTGGATACTTCCTAGCTACGTCCTTGTAGACTTCGGCCTTCTCCTTAGGAGAACCAAACTGGCCTACACGGCTAAGGGCATTGGCTGCATGACGTCGATCTTCAATCGGGTACTTAGGTGCACCAGTGTCTGACTGCTTTGCAGAGAGTGCAAAGTTTGTAGACTTGATCTTGTCCCTAGCTGCTTCAGTTAGCTCAGAGCCCACCTTGACGCTGAGGTTAGTAGCTGGCGTTGTCGTAGCTGCCGTAGGCGGAGTGCCGGTAGCGTTGGCATTCTGTGGCGCTGCACCAGCTGGTGGAGCTGCACCTGGAGCTCCTTGTGCGCCTTCGGCAGCTACAGCTGGTCCTTGCGAACCACCGGTGCCACCAGAGCTCTCACCACCGATGCCGCTATCAACACCGGACTGAGCTGTGCCTGGGTCTAGCGCCATGCCCTGGTTAGCCTGTTGCTGAGCGACAGCGTTAGGGTCACCAGCTGCAGCAGCCTGGTCAACCTGCTGTTGCTGCATGGACTGTCCCTGTACTGGGGTCTGAGGAGTAGCCGGATCTTGAGCAGCCAGATCCATAAGCTGGGTCCTCATACGCTCCAGACCTAGCCGCATGTTGGCTGACATCTGAGCTGACTGAGTAGCCTCCTGCTGAGACTGTAGTGCCTGCTGCGAAGCTGCCTGAGCCTCAGTACCACTGATAGCTACCTGATTCTGCATCTCAGATAGCTGCTGAGCTTGCTGCTCTGCCTGCTGCTGAGCTGCCTGAGCCTGCAGCTTCTGCGTCTCTAGTTGCTGGCGGTAGAACGTAGACTCGTTCATATTCTGGGCCTGCTGAGCTATCTGCTCTGCTGCCAGGTAGTTTGTGGGCATCGTCTTAGCCGGTGTGGGCGCAGACATCTGAGCACCCTCAGTAGCTGCTCCACCAATCTCACCATCAGCCAGCTTATGGAGCGCTAAACTAAAGCGCATCTTGACAGCAGCTGCGCTCTTCTCACGTATCTCTTTTACTTGTGCACGAATAGCCGAACGATTATGTGGAGATGACGTACGATGAGTCTTACCCGCCTGAGTATGCTGCGCTTTCAACGAGCCTGTTAATTTGGAGGCGTCTTCCGCCATGTTTAACGTATAGGGTTTCTTACCAGTACGCTTAAACACCTTGTCAGCAGCAGCTACTAACTTCTTATCTGCCCAATCTATACTAGCAGCTGTCTTACCCGCCTGATCAGTAGGCGCAGGAATACTTTCAGTGCTAGCTGGCTCAACTGGTGCTGCCAGTGGCTGAGCCATTGGGTCACCTGGCATACCTGGGAGGGCCTTACCATGTAGTACCGGCTGGTGAGCCTCTTGCGGCAGTAGCTGCCAGAGCTCATCAAGATGATGAAGCTCATTGGTGAGGAACTGCTCGATGTCGTACTTAGATGGGTTCTCCCCCATCATGGAGTGGAGAATCTTCCACTTGGCAATACCCTCTTGCTCATACCGAATCATTGTCTGGATGATGTCAGTAGCCTCAGAGGAGGCAGGAGGTGGCTCTATCTCCCCGATCTGAATCGGCCCACCAAGTACAGACATGCGGCGAAGAAGATAATTCGCATGCTCTAGTTCCTTCTCAGCGTGCTCCTCAAACTCTTCAGCAATACTGCTGTGAGCCAGATCACGAAGGCTATTAGCATAGACGTGGTAAGCCATCATGGTCTTGAACTCGTTCTCAACGAGCTCTTTCATGACCCCTATGACTTCTTCTACTGGGGCTTCGAACTCGCCCTCAAGCATACCAGTCTCGTCAGGCGGGTCTGTAACCGCTGCTGTCTTCAACTTGATGAAAAAAGAAGAAGCATCAGCCAGTGGGATAGAGTAACTGAGCCGGTCAAAAGCGTTCATATCACTCCTCCGTGATAACTAGAAAACCATCATCGGTGGGCAGCATCTGTACCAACCTAGGGGCTGCAGCAAGACCATACTTAACACCCACGGTGTTCACAGCTGTGGTGAACCCCAGCGCTGCGTTGGCCGTACCTGTCTTGTCTAGTGAGACACCTGATGTGGGTGTTACCTCAACTATAGACATACGGTTAGTATTACCATCGGCTATGAAGCTCACGCGGACAGTGGCCACCGCTGCTTCTATCTGAGTCTTGATCTCCTTTGGGGACAGCAGTTGCTGGGCACCCTCAGGATTCGTATCTAGGGTAACCGTAGTCACTGACGGGCTCAGAAACTTCAGTGTCAGCCCATCCAACCCATAGATACCTAGGGCAGGTAACCCAGCACCACCGGTAACTCCGCCCTGAAGCAGTAGCTCTACGTCACGAATGTTCTTAGAGGCCTTACGGATAACTATCTTGGGCATATAGACCTTTAGTAACTGAGGTAGGTTGCGTTAACTGCCCAGAGCTCACTGTGCACACCTGGGTTATTGGGACCCAAGATCTGCTCTATGTTCATGGCAACTTTTACTCTCTGCTTCTGCTGTTCAGTAGTCGACTTGAAATACTGCAGCCAGTTCATGAGTAATGGAGTCTTGTCGTTAACGCCTACGTTGATGCCACCGTTGGAGTAGTTGATGTGATTACGCGTCTGAAGTAGACCCACTGATTCTATCAGTGATTCCACCGTCATGCGTAGGAGCAGGTGGTGCTGTTGCCTTTGGAGTAGGTCTTCTAGACTGATACTCCCCAGTGGGGGCGTACCGTTGAAGTCCGACATGGCATCCAGGACAGCCCAAGCAATCATACGATCGCTGGACTCTTCACCAGCGATGATTCGATTCAGTTCAGGAAAGTCCCGTATGTACAAGCGCACCATCTGGACAAAGTCCTGCATGGTGGCGCTCATACCTGTAATACCCTGAAGGGCCACGAGTGTTACTTCCTTGTATTACGCCGAAGGGTAGCAGGGTCTAACGGTACATCGTCAGGCTCGTCTGTCTCTTCGGTCTCTTCGTCGTCATCCTTCTCGTCTGCTTCTTCCTTAGCTAGAGCAGCAATGACAGAAGGGATCACCGAGGCCTCATCCAGGGCCTTACCAGTCAGGTATGGCCGCATCTTCTCACCAGACGGCGTATCAGTAGCCGCTGTGTCGAGAGGTGGGTTGGGGAGGGGTAGAGTGGGGGTGAGTGGGGCGGGCTGTAGATTAGTTAGATCTACGACCCGCCTACCAACAACCGTCAACACCTGGAGGCGGCCGTCAGCGACAGCCTGCTTGAACTCCGCCAGGTGTAGCAACAGGTTGGCCTCTGTGATCTGCAGAGTCCTACTGGGCTTTACGAGGAACTTGCCACCAGCCATCTTCTGTACAGCAGAGTGGTGCTGTGCAGCCTTCATACGCTGTAGTCTGGTGTGCCTGGACTTGGTCATACTGACCAATAGGTATTCTGCCATCACTTCTCTCCTGTATTAGCTAGGTAAACTCAGAGGGCCCCGTCGTACTCGTAGTACACCGCGTAGTCCTTGACACCATCTGGCGCAGCCGCCGGGGTGTAAAGACCAGCAGTGGTTAGGGTACCGGTGGTCACAACCACACCGACAGCAATCTCACGGATAGGAGCAACCAAGCCAGCCCTGCTCTTAGGAACCTCTGATACACCAAGACCAGCTCCAACACCGATGGAGATCGTCGCGGCAGTACCATCGGCAGCGGCATAGACCACACTCGCGATCGTCGAGAACGGCTTGACGCCAGTCGCGATAGTAGCGGTCTGAGCCACCGTGATGGTCTCGGTCTGGGCCTTACCACGGTAGGTACCAGTCACCACGGCGGTGGCCGGTGCATCAGCAGGGGTTACCCCAGCCGTCGTCAGGGTGATGTTGCGGGGGAACGCCGCCAACTTGGCGATACCAGGTGCCAGGAACGTCGAGACCGTCTGAGGTGCCACGGTTGTAGCAGCCGCAGCCGCAAGGTCAGCAGCACCAGCCGCTGCCGCGTTGGTGAACTCCTCAACCCCTATGGCAGCCAAAGGAGCCAAGGTGACCAGTACGTCATTACGAACGTCCGCTATCTCACCAGGTAAACCACCAGCGCCCCTCACGAGATGGGCTAGGCGGGCTTGCTGCGTGCTAAACAATCCAGATCCAGTAGTCATTTGTTTTTTTCTCCGAGTGGAAGGAAATCTTGGTCACTTTAAACTTGAAGGGCGCCGGGCCATCCGGCTCCGACGCCCTTCGAGCAGTCCACTGTACAGAGTACAGTGTTCTTGTTCTCTCAGATCAGAACTGGCTGACCTGCGGGAACTTGAGGCCCTGGTCAACACGGTTGTTCACCGCGCCGAGCTGGTCCTCATCCGTTGGGATGAAGTTGGCGAGCAGCGAGTCAGCATTCGTCGTCGGGTTCGCGTCACCAGAGTAGAGCTCTAGCTTACGAACAGACGCGATGTTGATGATGCCCATACCAATGTCTTCCCAGGCCTGGAAGGTGATCGTGTTCGCGATCTTGTCGATGTAGAACTTCGTGTTGTTAAGCACGTAGAACTTACCGAAGAACTCAGGACGCGTGAACACGTACACGTTGCCGCGACGGAGGATGTCCGTCTTGATCGTACGGATGTACGGACGACCGAGCAGCGTGTTGTACTTGTAGCCGTCAACTGCAGTCTCGGACTGCATGCGATCACCGAAGTCCTCAAGGGTCCACTGAAGGATGTCGTCCCAGTCGACCTCCGTCATGAGGATGCGCTCGGCACGGAGACGGTTCCCGTCAAGAAGCTTGAACAGGTTGACCACATCCGGGCGCTGGATCGGACGGACAGTGGCGTCATCGACGCCAGCCGTACGAGCTAGCTCACCCTTGATGATCGAGAACTCGACCACGGAAGCCGCATTGATGTTCGTCCAGTTGAGCGCCGTAGACACGCCACCGTTGGCCTCTGTCTGTAGCGCCTGGCAGGCCGCCTCAATGTGGATGAGGAACTCACGGTCCTCAATCTCCTGGATATCCTTTACCGAGTTCTCCTCGATAATCTTGGTGATGGGCATCTCGTAGGCGAGAAGCTCCTGCTCTGTCTTCTGGAAGATCTCAGAGCTGATCGTGTAGAACGCGATCTCGGCCTTCGCCCCGCGAATGAACCGTGCCGTGGGCTGTCCACGGAACGTGATCGACATCGCTCGGCTCTTCGGCTCAACATCGACGATCTTCACTAGCGTGTCGTGATTAACCGACCGCTGGCAATCCGCCCGTGTGACCTGCTCAGGCGGAAGGATCTTCCGCGCAAAGCTAACCTCACGAAGACGGTCTCGAATGTACGAGCCACCATACTCCGCGATCTTTTCCTTACCCTCAGCCGATGAAAGCTTCTGGGTAAAGAGCTCATTCAGCATACGTGCCGGGACGCTCATTTGTTCTTCTCCTAATCCTTGTCAGAGCTCGGGATTAGACCCGGCTACCGTTGATGAACCGAAGCTTGCCACCGTTGCTGGCGGGTAGCCGAGAAACGAAGCCTACAACGGGGTTAGTATCCGCAGCTCCACCATGGCCAACTAGCCCGGTGAACTTACGGGCGCCAATCACAATGGTCGCAACCTTGAGTGGCTGCATAACCGTAGTAATAGGAGCTCCTCCGCCAATTGTCACCGAGGCATCAAAGATACGAGTATCGAACTCGTAATCTCCACGCCAGAGGATCATCGTCTTACGCTGTGACATCGCCTGCACATCGTAACGACCACGCTCCATGAAAACCGGGAAGGTCTTGATGAGCGCCGGGTCACCAGTGGCCGTGACATCGCTGCCACGCACTAGCTTATAGGCGCTGTTGATGGTTGCCCACTCACCATCCACTAGCGCCACTGAGTTCAGTGGGTCAGCTAGGGTCGGATCGTTAAGTGGGAAGTCCCTACGCTGAACCGGTAGTATGTCACTGACCGGTTCAAAATTGATTCGCTGCACGGTGCTCATGAATATCCTCCTGAATCCTTGGTCAGCCTACGTCCCCGACTAGGAACCTTTCGAAGTCGGTATGTCCGGCTCCTTGGGTCACCGAGTCGTGGTGAACACTTGCGGTCTTAAATCCCATGTTGGGACCGACCATCTCAACCGCTTGTTTGATTACTTCGAATTTGCCCCGCTCTGCCTCTTTTTCAAGATGGTCAGCTAGCGAAGCAAAATCTGTGTCTGTCTCCAGACCCTTGTGGTGCATCATGGCAGCAAGCTTCTCGGCATCAAGACGCCGCTCTAGATGAGCAAGCTTCTCAACAGCAGAGTCACGCTCGGCCGCGACGCTCATCAGAACAACTTGAGTGTCCTGTAGAACCTGAGAGATCTTTTCGTTACTTAGCTTTTCCATGAAGTAGTCCTTAGTATTCTACACTCAGGATGCCTAGGAACCCATAGAGGCAGCATTAACACCAGTAGCTGCCTGTGGTGTAGGACCTCCAAAGGCGGAGTCCTTCTCTTTATTGTTCTTACGCTTGTCGTCTACTTCCGATGCGATCTTAGAGAGTAGTGCACGAGCTGCAGCTACCTTAATAGATGCGTCGGAAGCGTCAGCTGCAGAGATCTTCACACCAGCCTGACCAGTATGGGAGAAGGCTTGCTGAAGTGTCTTGTCAGTAGCCGACGAAAGAGCCTTCTCGACGAGGACCTTGTTCACGTCAGTCTTGGGATCTGCCTTGGCCTGCCCCTTGGTGTAGTTAATGGCCGACATATTAGAGTCAACCATATTGGTCTGACGATTGACGTCAGAAGGCTGCACAGGGACACCCTCACCAGCAGAGCTGGAGTCAGGAGGTACTGCGGGACCAGCACTGATGGTAGCCGGAGCTTCATCCTCACCAGCTAGCTTGCGAAGAAGAGCGACAGGAGCTGCCGCCACCTTTGGCTGAGCCATACCAGCAGCCTCGTAAACATGTGCTGGTGGGGCAGGTATCGGCGACTTCGGTAGAGCCATTCCATGGAAGGGATCTCTGCCAGCTGCGCTATGACCTGGAGCCCACTGAGCTCCTGTGGGCTTAACTAGAGCCGAGCTCACACCACCGGCACGTCCAGCAAATGTAGGAGCGCCAGGCAGTCCAGCAGCAAGCTTCTTCAGACGCTCTACCAGCGATTGGTCAGCAGCTTCTGATAGCTTGGCCTTCTCATTGTGCCACGGGTCAACAGGCTGCTCGCCATGTTGCATGTGCACGTTGGTCTCCATCGCTGTACCTGGATCTTGCTTCTGCCCAGGTAGCTTCTTTGTACCGGGGTTAACCGGCAGCTGAGTCTTAGCTTGACCCTGCTCACCAGCATCCACGTTCCTCATGCTGGACGTAGCCTGCATGACATGTAGAGCGCCCGGACCTTCACCTGGCTTCTGCTGATGGCCAGTAGCAGCTTCCTTCTTGCTGTCCTCTGCTAGCTTCTCAGCAATGTAGCCGATAGCATCGGAAAGCTTCTCGATGTAGTCAGTAGAAAAGTGCGTAGTGGAAGCCATCTTCTCAGCTACTGGGGCTTCGTCATCACCCTGGTTGTACAGCTGACGGGCAGCCTCATTGGTGATGTCCACCTTGTTGATGGTGCCCTCCATGGCTGCCTTCAGCATGTCTTGGAGAGTAGGACGCTCGATCATAGTGTGCATGAAATCCTCACTGGCTGTCTTGGGTAAGAACTCCAAGCCTCCTGGTGACATGCTCTTCTGCCCTGATGCCCCTGCGTCGGGGATAGGCGGAGATCCTGTGTTCACTCTGGAGTAGGAAGTTCGGGGGGAAAGACCTGCTGGTCCCTTGAGTCCTGGAGCTGGCTTGTTTGCTATGTGCGTAAGAGGTACTGATGCATCCTCCGCCGACCCAGCAGTTGGGTCGGGGAGGGCTATCGAGTTGGAGTCCGATAGCTTGAACATCAGCACCTTTTAGCATCCACTTAGTTCCAGGTGACCGGGTAACCAGCCGCCTCAAGAAGCTCTAGCGAGCGAATCTCAGTGGCCGTCTCTACGTTGGGGGCAGACGCGACCTTGACACCGTCGTTGTTCGCCAGACCAAGAGTCAGCACTGCACTGATCCGGTCTGCCGCTTCCTCACTGCTGTACCCAATAGACGCCGCCTTCTCTACAGCCTTGTATGCCGAGAGCTGGTCGATGGCAGAAGCCTTCTTGAAGGGGAAGCCACCCTTGTCGTCGGCGTCCTTGTCGTCCTTCTTCTCGTCCTTGGCATCGTCCTTCTTCTCGTCCTTGTCGTCTCCGGCTGTCTTAGCCGCAGAGCCGATCTTCTGGAGCTCATCCACATAGCTACGGGCCATGTGACGACCAAGCTCTTCCGCCTCAGCAAACTTGGCCAGCGAAGCCTGCTTCTCAGCGTGCTCCTGCTCGGCAGCCTCAATCGTCGGGTCAACCGTGGGCTCTACTGCTGCCTCAGCGGTCTTCTCACCGAACGTCTCCTGCCAGAGACTGCTGATATCCGCATCAGTCATCTGGTTAAGATTGATGCCGTTCTCCTGGGCGAGCTTAACAAATAGCTCAGCTGCCGCCGCCTTCTCCATATCTTCGTTACCGTGCACTGTGCTCATGGAATTTAATCCTCCGGGGATGTTACGTACGATGGTTCCACGTGCTCACTGAGAGGGGAACCTCTCTACACGCCGGCGTTAGCCTGATTGTTGATTGTTTTACCACTTCTGCTGTTGTATGTCCAACACCCCTCTCATTCAAGAAGGCTTGTTGTAGATACTCAATAGACAGTGGGGTAAAGGTATCTTCTACCGTAGCATTAGCCAGCTTGTGCAACTCTACCTCAGCAACCATTGCTGCTTTAGGTATGAGCTCCTGAGAATGTGCGGCCAAGTCCATTAGTTCTCTACGGTAACCGTTATAGGCAGAACTAATCTTACGTAGTATCTCCGCACTATGGGAAGAAGGGGGATCTTTAATTTCTGCTGGAGAACTAAAAGCCTCCATCGCCCGCTTCTCTACATGCTCCCCAAGTGCAGACCTAGAAGCCATCAATGGCAGCAGTAAACGAGCCAATGCTGGCATGAAGTCCTTAGGGGACATCCCTATTGGGTGCTCTTCATCGCAGGGGCTAAAGACCTTGTTGTCCTTGTCTAACTGGTCTGCCATGGGGCGCTGAGAAATACTGATAAGAGTGATCCTCTGAAACTCTCTCGGCTTCAGAACCATCCCTAGGCCGGAAGCTGTAGCTAGGGACCTCTCTAGTGGCACCTTAGCCATAGCTTCTAGAACCTCGTCAGGAAGGTCCTTCTCTTTACCGGAGATGATAGGCACCGCCTTACCAGCGAACTGGCTAGGTACGATGTCCTTCTTCATCTCTCCTTTTTTGCTCTTGGCGCTCTTACCAAGCAGAGCCATCTTCAAGATCTCATCGTCTACTGAAGCTACCTTCTCAGTACCGCCGACAAGTTCTATGTAACCTAGCTCATCAGCTAGCTGAGAAGATGTCTTCATCTTCCCACCATGGATGAACATCATCACCTTGGCAGTCTTGTCTGCCCCGATGAATACAAAGCTGATGTCGAAGAACCTGGGGTAGTCATTGTCTACCCAGACCTTGCGCCCATCGGGCAAGATCTTGTTCATCTGCTTTAACGCGTGCTGACAGTAGTCAACGCGTGTCTTAGATACTCCACGGATACCTACACCATCATGAGCTTTCAGCCGCTCATGCATAGCTATAACCGCGTCGTCAGGAGCCTTCTGTGTCTTCGGGTTGAAGCTAGCAATGGCCTTGTTGTAGAGCTCGCGGTCTAGACAGATACTACAGGTATCAAACTTGACCCGACATCCCATGCTGACATCCGGGTACTGCCCTGCTCGAAGCCTATCCCAGACAGCAGTACCACCGAACTGCTCACACTTGTCTTTGTCTACCCTGATGACTAGCTCTACCCGCTTCATGTGCGGATTCCAAGCAGCTAGCTCTACGTTACCGTAAGCCCTCCCAGCATCCTTGTTCTTATGGTGGGCGAAGGCGTGAGCGTTGTAGAACGTGGGGAAACCATAGGCCCAGTCCCTGGCTACCACCTTGTCTAGTAGGGGGTTACCAGTCCAGTTCTCAGGGCGATGAATCAAGGAGGCTTCTTTGAAGCTATCCCCGTTCACGTTAGACCCCCACCACTCCGTAGCTCCCATGGCGTTCACTAGAACGTACTGAGAGTTGTGCGAGGGTCTTAGGTCCCCAATGTAACGGACTACGTCTGGTAGAAGGGTGTAAGAAGCAACCTTCTCAAACGTAGAATCAGCGGGACCAAAGAGCGGTATTACCGTAGGCCCAGCTTCAGATTCTCCCCTGAAGTGGCTGAGCTTAATCATACTACGGCCCGTAGCCGCCGCCACCGAAGTTGCCACCGAAGTTGCCCTCGCGGTACACGCCCAGTGGTGCGTTCATACGCTGCTCTTTCCGTGGAACAGCGGCTAGCGACTCTACTATTACATTCCCTGCCGTACGAGGAGCCAGACTCATCTGTCTCATATACGTACCGGCTATAACTGGGTCACTGGCAAACAATGGGTTCACAGAGTGGAGCGAGTTATAGTGGCTGATGAACTGATCTGGGTTGTCATCTAAGTGCTGTTGCAGGTCTGGGTTACGCTCCAGCATCTTCTTGTAGTTACTCCGCTTCGTCACAGCATGGTAAATGCCTTTAACTGCTGACTCTCCACCAAGTATAGCGGCGCCAGCTAACGAAGCAGCTGCTACAGTAGGGGCAAAGTCAGCGAAGCGGTTTGTGACCTTCTCCGAGAAACTAGCTTTCTTCTCAAAGTAACTATCGAGTGGGTTAGACATCAAACGAACCTCTGCTGTAGCCCATATTCACGAACCATCCAAGGCTCCGTATACGGTATTCTGGATTCTAGGAAGTTAGTTGCTGTGTGTACCGCAGGACTATACTTAATGTGCTTCTTGTAGAAGTCTTCAGCCGCTAGGGCTGCAACAGCTTCTGGTACGTGCTCAGTAGCCCAGCCTGCACCTCTACCAACGTTTCGAGCTACCTCACTACCTATGAATGGCTCAGCTACGGTCTCTACACCCTTACGCACTAAAGGGGCCGCCCACTGGGCTACACCCTTTGACCCTCTCCAGGCCTTCGTAAGTACACCTTCCGACCCAGCTTGCTTAAGGAACGTAGAAATACTGTCTAAGCCAGCCTCTAGTTCTCCTTGTACCTGCCGCAGCGCCGCTAGTTTATTCAGCGACTCACAGTACGCTTGAAAACCATCTACCAGTGGGTGCTCTGGGTTAGGCGTAACGTTGTGGGCTGTCTTAGCAATAGAGTCGTTCAGGTCAGCCCTAGACATGACCCCATCGCTCACTAGCCGTGGGGTTACCATCTGGAAGGCGGTCTTGATGAAGATGGGATCTGGAGATAGTAAACTCCAAACCTGGACCACATCTCCTAGACTAACCCCATTAAGAGCTGCCTGCTTAACCTGGTTGTAGAGGTAGTCCGAGATGTCCCCGAATACGTTCTCTCCAGTGGATAGCTCATGAGCTATCTCGTCATAGGCAGCTGCTAGCTTGTCCTTCAAGTCCATCGCATCTCGAAGAGGCTCAGCATATGGTAGAGCCGTGCTCCCCACCTCAAACATGGAGGCTAGCTTTACTTCAAAATCATCACGCACAGATGCCTTCTTAGACGGCTCATGTGAGTAGTCAGAGTTACCGTAGTCAAATACGGTTCCCCCACCACCATCGTTTAGATCTTGAAGAACCCGAGAGTAGTCTGCTGGGCCACCGTCGAAGTTCACAACGCGGTGCTCAGAGCCTTCCTTCTTGAACTCCCGGAGGAACGTCTCTGTGTTAGCAAACTCTGTTACTCTCCGTACCTGCTCGGGAGAAAGCCCAGCTTTCTTTACCGTCTCCACTACAGCTTGTGTTAGTGGGGTACCGGATGCATATTTCTCTGCGGCTTGACGACCAAAGGTCTCTAGGTCTTCGCCAGAGATACTTCGAGCGTGGGACTGCTGTAAAAGTAGAGAAGAAGGTAGGTCGCTCATTGAACTCTCCAGTAAAAAAGTATCATGGCTATACCTGAAAGCGAAGCTGACCTACTGACCGCCAAGGAGGCTGGAAGGATGTTAGGGGTAGGTGTCAGTATGGTACGGGGGTACACCCGCTCAGGTATTCTACCATTCGTCAGGCCTGGGCGCTCATCCAGATCTCCTAGGCTCTACAAAATAGACGATGTAGCTGCGCTGGTTGAGGCCAAGTCAAAGGACACCAGCCTTGCAGCGGTAGCCACCATGGCCAAGCAAGCCTACGTGTCTAGCCAGAATACAGAGAAGTTACTGTCCAAGCTACTGACGGTACTAGGCGTGGACACCAAGCCCTTGGTACTAACAGAACTCGCTATCCTACAGCTGTACGCTGAAGCTGAAGAGCTTATAGAGAGCGAGCTCCCCCTTAGCAGCTCTAAGATACTGGAGTGGGCCAGGGTGTTTTATGTAGTCACAGAAGAGTACCTAGGGCTAGTCGAGCAGTACACAGAAAGTACTGAGCCGTGGAAGGTCTTCCTAGATCTGGGCAACAAGATCAATCATCAAACTATTCAGCTACATGACACTGAGATGTTCGTAGTGAATAGCTATTTCATGATGGCCCACAGGAATGTACGTAACGTAGCCTACTTCTATGTGAGGCACATTAAGGGACAGAAGTTAGCTGAGAGCCTGTTCCCAGCTAGTAAAGGTGACGTCCATGAGGACATCATTGCTTTGGCGTTTCCTGGGTAACTCGTCTATCCTGTAGTCGAGCTCGCTCAACTGAGGTAGCAGTACCCCCCTCTCCTGTAGCGCGGTTGGGCGAGCTCGCTTACCTGTAGTAAACTAGGTAAAGATGGCCCCATCTAGTGCTGACTACGTACAGATTCGTCGCAGTGAGTTAGCTCAGATACTAAAAGAGCTAACCGTTACGCTTGTACTGCTGGACTCTCTAGCTAAAGAACGGCCCATTATCTACATGATGAAGGCCAGACTGGAGCAGCTACTCTACCCGCTTGAGGAGGAGAAAACTCCAGTTCGCCCAGCGTCAACAGACGCTCTGAGGGCCTTCACACTATCTACCGACTTTAACCCAGGAAAGAAATAGCACTAGCCCTGATTTGTGGGGCCTGAGTAAGTGTCTATTATCTTCCCGGTACGTGGGTCCTCACGCATAGGAGCAATGATATCCGGGCGGGGCCTGAGGATCATTGAGCCAAGCAGCATGAACACAATCGCATGGAATGTGTCATCCGGTTTGTCTGTGGCGTGCTTGTACAAGATCATCTTCTGACCATCGCTGTACTCGCTGAAGATGTTGATCATGTCCTCCGCGTAAGGACTACCGAAGTCCTCAAAGCGAGGGAACTCGATCTGCTTCCGCTTGATGGCACTGAAGATGTCGCTCATCACCTCAGTCCGGTGAACCTTCCACCTACGGATACGCCCGTCCCACTCCACTTTCTTCTTAGCCTTACCTAAGTACTGGAACTTGTGGATGCGTTGGATACCGTACTTGCGTATCAATGGGTCGGTCATACCGAAGCCCATGCCGTAATCACAAGCTATGATCTTGATGTTGAAGAAGTCGATGAGTTCGCAGATCTTCTCAAGTTGCGGCGTCGGATCTACGTCCTCTCCAGTAAACCGATGGGCGTAGATGACCCGGAACTTCATGTCTATGTACGTGCCGATAACGATGACCGTATAGCTACTGCCCTCACCAGTACCCCAGTCAATACCGGCAAAGAACGGCTGAGCGTACGACCTAGAACGGTACTTGTCAGCATCAGCCATGTGCACTTCAGGATTACAGACATCCCGAACCTGCCCCAGTGTTAGTGGGCGTACACCTGAATCAAACGAGATACCAAGGACCTCGTTATAGAAACGAGCCCTAGGGTAGCGCTCATAGTCTAGGTAGATTTCATCCCATGGTTTCCACGGAACCATGAGCTGAGGGATGCGGTAACTTTCAAAGGCCGCCTCCTTCACCATGTTGGCCCACTGTGCATCTGGGTGCTGTGGATTGATTGGCTTGTGGCACTTCTCACACACCAAGCTGCGTTTACCTATGTTCTTCTCACCCAGCACGTTCCAGTATCGACCGCCCTCACCACCGTGTCTATCGCAGGGTACTACCCACTCTCCCTGAGTAGAGAATTTAGAGCGGTACTCCTCCAGCGTGTTGTCTAGGCTCTTAGGGGTACCAGCGTAGATAAAGCGCTTCCATCGCTCAGGTGCGTGAGAAAGACACTGCTCAATGATGGGGATGCTGTCAGATAAAATATCTTGAAACTCATCGAGCTCTAGCAGCCAGGCAGGAATACCTCGAACGCGGTCAGCATTAAGGAAGGCATACCGCATAGTTATCTTAGAGCGGTTCACGAACTGCTTCTCCAAGATGTTCTGAGAGAGCATGGTAGTAGTGAACTTCTTTAGTATCGGGCTGGTCTCGATAGGCTCCTTGATACGGTCGTTAGAGAACGTCTTTGTCTGTGATGCAGACGGAGAGACATAGAGCGTCTTGAACGACGGCACCATGCAGGTGTAACAGAGGGCTATGTTACCAAGCAGTGTGCTCTTCTCAACCTGCCGACCACAGAATAGAAGGACACGCTTAGCTGGCGTGTCGTACATCCTTCTCAGATGTGGCCGCTTATCAAAAGAGAACCTATCAAACCCCAGGCTATTATCCCTCTCAGTGGGCATCATGAATGCAAACTCAGTAAACTGAGATGGCATAGCACTGGGTATATCTGTTAAAGCTTTTACAGCGTGCTCTATGACTAACGGATCTTCCTCTAACGCTGGCTCTGGGTCCCACAACTCATCGTCGTCTCCCCATACGTCTAGAGCTGGTTCTGCGGCCATGTCGTTCAATCAGCTGGAAGAGTGGGGGAAAGAGTTACTGTGGTCGTTGCAGAGGGCTGGAGATCACTTCACACACGGGGAAGTTAACATGCATGACGATTGCGTGGAGGTGAACTTGTATATGAACTATGAGTTCCCGGCTAAGGCTAAGAAGCCCATCCACGCGTACATCAGAGAACGTGCAAAGGATAACGGCTGGACTGTGGGCGGAGTACGCCTAGAGAAGAAACCGTTACGCCTGGTGTTCACTTGCCTTCCAGGTCACGGTCAAGTGCCTCGAAGAACCCAAGCATAAGTTTGTCTGGGGCAAGAGTGTGCGCGTACCCATGTGCCTTGAACCACCAGGACTTAACCTCCTCAGTGTACTTGGCTACTAGCCGTGGGTGATCTGCCTGAAAGTACTCTCGTGCGCAAACGTCCAGAAGAGCTGGGAACGTTTTTAACCAGTAGTCCACGCTGTTGTTCTCTGGCGTCGCAAAGAAATGAACAACTATATCCTCCCCCAGGAAAGTGTACTCAGCCCTAAACGTAGTGTAGTTGTCTACCTGAGTGAACCTCGGGACTGCATCTTCCACACCTACAAAGACAGAGGATAGCTCGGCATCCAAGTGATCTTTTGCGTCCTGCGCAGGGACCTCACCTAGATACACTGTGTTTTCGTTGGCGGTCATTCGTCCTCTCCTTCTATATCGTCAGGCATGGGTGAGAAATCTGGTTCACGCTGTTCGTCTGGAGCCATCTCTACTGTGTGACCACCTAGACCAAGTTGGTCTATGTGCGGGATAGCCCGGCTGTCTGTACGTAGTGTCATGGACGCAAGGCCCTCCTTGAGGTCCTTGTCAGGGGTCTCTACAGCCTCAAGCATAGTAGTCATGTTGGCTGCGATGATAGAGAAATCTCTGCCCTTCTCAGCGTCTCCGTTAAGTGACGACTCTAGAACACCTATAGTAGCAGCCACACGTGCAGCAGAGGCTAGTCTCGCCAGCTCTGTGTTAGACGGTAGAATTCCCATGCGCATCATGGTCTTGATGCCTGCTAAAGGACTGATAGGTGAGTAGGCTGCAGACCTGCGCGGGTCAGTGTAGTTCGCCTTCATCAGCGATATGGTGAGGGCCTGCTCATCTGGGTCTGATGTGGAAGAGCCCTCTGCCCTGTGGTGGGTCAGTGCTTTAAGCTCAAGAGAATCCACCAAATCCACGTTGTAGTAATAATGCTTGAACGCCTGGATAGCCGCAGGGCTAGTACGAAAGCCCTTCTTCCTAATGATCGCACTGATCCAAGAGTTACTTGACCCAGTTATCAGCAGGGTCTCTACAATCTCTTTGACCTTGGGGGTAGCTAACAGTTTGTTAGCTGCCTGCATATGCTCATCTTGCAGGAAGATAGTCTGCAGTTGTTCCTTCTGCAGGAACCTCTGGGACTTACGGTGGTTCTTATCGGAAGGGTAAAAAGGGATAGGTGGGATACACGAAGCCCTTAATCTCTCAAGGTAAGGTTCCCCGATAAAGTCCAGCTGGAGGTCCTTACAGATCTCTTTTATCTGTCCATTGGGGTACCCATCTGGGTGCACCACCAGGAACTTAAGATAATACTCAGCAGTACTTCTCCTGACCATGGCCTAGGAGAATGGTACTTACCCTGGCAATTTTCAAGTCTTTTCAGGGATAATAGTATTGATGCCGAACATCAATGCACAAGGCGAGGGATTTGTGCCCCTCAACGTAACGATAACCAAGTGCGAAGCACTGGAAAGGAGCCACAGCATAATGACGAAAGTCAGGGTTATCATGACCCTGGCTGTCGTCACGATGCTCAGGTCCTGCGCCTACTGGAGGTCAAGGCCGATGTTGGAGTTCCTATCGTCTAGTGGCTACGGTGAGCCGGAAGGACACCGCCTCCAGATGGTGGAGCTCGCGGGCGATCACCTCGTGGGTTGTCCGGATGGGTGTAGCTACCACCCCGACGATGACGAGGCCTTTGATAAGGCCTTGGAGCTTCTTCATGGACTGCCGGATGCAGTCCTGAAGGATATCTCCGAGCTCATCGAGGGGGCGCCCTACGGTGGGCAAGCCTTGTGGGGTGAGGGCGGGGGCGTGGGTGGAAAGGACGACCACGTTGCCTTGATGGACCGCCAGGAGGACCTGGCAGCCCTAGGGTGCTGGCTGCTCTCGGAAGAGGACCTCAGGGTATCCGAGGAGATGTGCCGATGAACTCGGTACACACCTCCTTGGAGATAGTCGCCCGAGAACCTTTCTCGGATGACTACCCCCCGCCCCCCGTGGCAGTCCGAGTGGACGTGAGGTGCCAGGTCGAAAGGCCTGAGCCTCCTGCACCTCGGGGCAAGCCACGTGGCTGGCGTACTACCAACTCCTGGTAGTACGTGGGGAGAGGACTGCAAACTCTCTTAGCTACTAGTTACCCTGGAAGGCCAAGATCTTAAGGCCCTCTAGTATCTCTTCCGTGGACCGAACAGCCTTCTCCAGAGCGGAGGTAGGCACGTCCTGTAGTCCTAGACGAGAAGCCAATAGGAGCTCACAGATCTTGGACTGAGCGTCGTCTATGACCGGGAGGTACCCCATGAAGGTCATCATGTTCTCCGGGTTAATGAAACCCAGAGAAAGAATAGTGTCTACCGCAGTGGGGTCTGGGATGCTGGCTGCCTCCTTGAAGAGGTAACACTTCAGGCTAGGTATAGACGCCAGCTTCTCAGCAGCTGCCGCCAGAGCATCCTCATCTCGGTCGCTAGCCATCTTGATGCTGCGTCCAATACGCACCATCACTGGTGCACCAGCACCCATCGACTGCGCTAGCTTCTTCACCCCGTAAGCCTGGTCTACACCAAGCCCAGAGAGTAGAAACATGGTGTCGTCCAAGCTGAGGAATGACCTGTCTTCTGATGCTAGCTTCTCAACAGCTGGCCCAGAGACCGAGAAGCTGTCCTGCCCACCACAACGAACCTCCACAGAGGCGTAGGTAACACGGGCAGCTGCACTCTTCTCTTCGTCACCTTCCGTAGTGGTTAGCTTTACTGACTCTGAGGACGTCAATGGCAGCCACTTCCAGTGAGCTGGAACTAGCATCTTGCCCTCCTCAGTGCCCATAACCATCTGAATGTTCGGCTGCTGAGATACCTCAACCTCACGCCCATCAAAGGTGGAACCTACATGCACGTCTGGCTCATCAGGGCTAGAGGTGTAGCCACTTCCGAAGGTCATCGGGATAGTAGCCTTAAGTACCCCACCTTCTACCGAGTAGAACGCACCATCACCGTGTACCTGCTGGTCACTAGGTAGATCTGGTGTGCCACCAGCTGGAGTACCCACTATGTCAGCCTGCACAGCTGACTGAGAACCATTGGTGAACAGTGCTATTGGTAGCGCTGTACCGTCAGTATCAATCAGGTTTGTAATGACAGCACCAAGCAACTCGCGACCCTGCTCGTCACGCACCTTGTACATACCAGAAGCCTCTATCGGACGGGGCTCCTCAGAAGGTGCTTCTTCAGACATAGCCGTGGCACCATCGGTAAGAGTGGCAGCACCAGACATGTCTGCAGCAAGAGCTACCTTCGTACCGTAACGACGTACGACTTCTCCGCGATCTACAATCTCCTCTGTAGGAGCCCAGTAATGGTGGCTAGCCGACTTGATCTTGTACCCGTCTACATCTCTCGATATCTGAGTGACTGTTGGGTGCACCAAGCTACCTACACTAGCGTGCTTAACACTAGTTGGGTCGTGGTTAAGTAACGTAGTCAACGCTGCTTGTGTCGAAGCTGCGTTCTTTACAAAGGCTGTACGCGTGTATGGGTCATTGAGCGCGTCAACAAACGCAAGGTAGTCTGTGGTGTTGATGGTTGGAAGAATGGCGTTAAGTATAGAAGCCTTCTTCGATAGTTGCTGTGCATCGTGCATCGGCGAAGCTAACTCACCTCGGTGGTTAATGCCGCCACTCTTCTGAAGCGCCTTTGAGAACTTGCGCGCCTGATTTTCACGCTTGTCCGCCAGCGTGAGCGCCTTCTCACGGAAACGGTAATCGACCGGTTCCATATGACCGGCCGCGCGGTAGTTCCCCACAGCTTCAGCAGCGGCAGTATGTGCTTTGTGGTAAGCCTTCCTGAGCAGTTCCTTGGACGAGGCCTTCTTCTTCATGGCTGGGCAAGAGCAGTCCGTCTTACCGCACTCAGCGCACTTCTCGGCGCCTTCTTTGCCCATACCAGCGTTCATAGAAAGACCACCGCCACCACCGCCCATACCCATGTTCTGTCGGAAAGGCGGGTAGAGCTGTCCAATCATGCTCTGATCACCCGGTGTCTTGCTGGTGATATCAAAAGCCTGGGGACGGAAGATGGCCTGGCGTAGCCTAGACTCTGTCAACGGAACTACCTTGGAGGAGTCCGTGATCAAGATGTCCAGCGGGCTCATCTTCTTGTTCTTCACGATGATTGGGATGCGCACAGTGCGCACACCAGCTGCAGCTACCTGCACAGGGTCAGCACCTGACTGAATCTCAGTCTGGTTAGCCACCTCAATGTGCCCCATGCCGTAGCCCTTCTCCGCGTCCACCTTGTCCATAGACACATGCGGGTGGAAGTCAGCTACGTACGGGACCTGCTTGTACAGCTCCTGCAGGATTTCCCGTGGCCAAACATTCGGGTCGTCTGGAAGAGTAGTCTCGCCAGCAACCTTCTCGAAAACCTGCTCAGAACTGAGGAAGAGGTCCATTGATTCTCCTAGAACGCCATTATCGCTGATAAACTAGTGTAAACAGAAGCCCCTGTAGTAACGATGATGATACCAGACACCGGCTGGAAGGGCTGGATAGTAACTGCATCTGCCGTTATAGGACCAGCAAATGTACTGGCTATTAACCCACCTACTGCAGACATAGGTGTAGCAGTACTGATGCCGTCGAACGTAAGTAGTATTGCTGGCCCCGCAGACAACGCAGCAGACAGAGCTGCAGCAGCATTAATGGCGGGTATCTTTATGGCTAGTGCGGCCTCTATCAGTAGGTCTAGCCCACCTATTTGAAGTGAGATGTCACCGCTTATATCAGCTGAAAGAGCGATGCTGGGGAAGGGTAATTCTAGTGAGACAGTTAATGAGGCCACTAAACTAGCAGCAGCATCAATGGCCCCTTGGATAGCCACAGCTGGTAGCGGTAGGTTTACCTGTAACGCTATCATGGCGTTTAGCTGGGCATTGAGGTTCAGCTGAAAGGGGCCTAGCCCTAGCGAGATAAGCGCGTCTATCTGCGCACCCAACGGATTAAGGAACGCAACTGCAGCGGCTAGGCCAACATTTATGTTACCCAGGGTACCGCCAACAACAGGAGTTACGGTAGCCATCGTTAGGCCAGTATATCCGGATTACCTGTAGAGATAATCGCATTGACGTTTACTGGGAGTACTTGAGTAAGAGCTAACTTTAGTGCGCCTGGAGGTAGAGTGCAGGTAGCGCCGGACACCGCACCAGTTATAGCACTCAGGTTAGTAACCATTAAGGTAGCAGCAGGTATTGGAACTATAACGGTATCACCGACTCTACCGATGGGCTGTTTACCACCCTTAAACACTACCTTGCCGTTTGAATCTATAGCTACCCCAGTAGACCCATTGATAGACATCCTACCAGCGGCTGTAAGAGAGAAACTCCCTTTAGTCTCTAGCAGAATGTCCCCCTTCACAGTCACCTTCAGCTTCTTCTCTATAGCGAGCAGTACGCTAGACTCACTACGTAGAAATGCTCCACCCTGCTTGTCGAAGAAGAACCTAAGGACACTAGACTCCTTGGCCTTATCATCTGGGTCACCACTCTCAGCATCAAAGTGCTCTGGTGAGACAACCACTTCGTAAACGATAGGGCTAACCTTTGGGATGCCGATGTTGAGCTGGTTCAGATTAGACGTCTGGCCTGCGTCTCCCGTAGGCTCCCCTAGATAGTCATCGTTGTTACCGCTAGACAGCACGCGTATGGTGGCCTTCTGGTCCTCTGCGAACAACCGGTAGGTCTGCTTGTGGTACGTGGCATGGTCAGAAGTAGCAGCCCCCTGCTGTATACCCCAATTGATTGACCCAGCTGTATTATGGTGGTGGTAGTTCTCGGAGATGTCTGTAATCAGGTTGTCGAGAGGAATGTATATTCGCTGCGCCAACTCTGTAGCGCCTATCTGTAGGACACCACCACGGTGTAGCGTTACGAAGTTACCATCCCGGCCTCGCACAGTTATGTCACCTGGCTTCGCTTTACTGCGACCACCAGAGAACGTAGCTGCAGTAGTACTGGGGATACCTCCGCTAGAAGCCGTGCCAGCTGGTGACTCCTCTGTGGACGTATCACCTATGGTCTCCATCGGCATGATGTACGCCAGGATGAATGGTGGTGGGCCATCACTGGGAATGCAAAGTAAGCACTTAGCCCCAACCTCTGGGAATGCGCTGAAGCCCTCACCGGTATTCGAATGTAAATAGGGTGAGCTTACCTGCACCCCTAAGTAGAACTTGGCGTCAAACTGGGTGACGAAATCTACCGTCCAGTTCGTCATATTTATGTTGATGATTTTCCCCTCATGGATGAAGGCACCAACACCCCCCGCCGGGTAGAACGGGGTCGTACGAAAGGAGGTCCTATTACTAGCGTCTGGCTGACTCTTTGTGTTTACAAGATCTTTCATATCAGTACGCGTGGCTAGGTACGTTCTTCAGATGACGTAGCCCTGGCTCCAACTGGTCCTTCTCTGTATACCCGAACTCAGCGCCGTACACAGCACCTGGTACTGGGTGTAGCCCATGCAGGTCAGACCTAGCTCCAGTAGCGGCAGCCTCCATAACCGTCTCACGGATACGGTTGTGATACATCTTGGCCATCCAGTCTTCCTGCACCCTCAACGGCATCATGTCAACGCCTGCGATCACTGGGGTATGTACTACTGGCTGCTTACCATCTTTTACTAGCTGAGTATTTAGCGCCTTGATCACCGAGGTTGGGTGGAACTCACCCTTGATGATGTCTTCGGAGTCCCCTGGGTCACGTATCTTTGTCAGGTTACTCATGGCCTTAACAGCTAGCTCTACGTGCTGTCTACGAATACCCTCAGAGGAGTACGCACCGTGCAGTTCTTTGGTTAGGAAGTTCTGCACTCGCTCTATGCTGCCGGTAGCCTTGTACAGGTGATGTGGGTTAACAACTGTGCGGTTAGGGTCTGTTAACACATCTCCTGCCTCAAAGTGAGCTCCTACGACAGGTGGTTTCCACGCGATGTAACCGCGTTGCTCACGTGCGTGCGGCAACTCTTCTTGTAGCCCCATACCCACGCGATCTTTACCTACATGGTGAGGATGCCCGGCTATCCAGACTACGACACCAGTCGGGTCCTTCTCAATCTTGTCTATACGGCCAGAGCGCATAGCTAGCGTAGCTGAATCCGGGATGTCCTCAGGGAGCTTGGTAAGTTGGTCCACCTTAGCAAAGGCAGATAGGGCGTTTGCCCCGCCAGCTTGCACAACACCGCCACTATGAAAGGCCTTCAGCGTAAGCTGTACTGACCGCTCACCAAGCGCCTGGGCAGCTATGATACCTAGGTTGGTGCCTATAGGATAAGGCTTGCCTGTGGCGGATAGCCCAGAGCACTTCTGGCAGAGTCCCTTTGCATGCTCGCACTTCAGTGGACTGCGCACTAACAAGTGTGACTCTTTATCCGCAGCGCGTATCTGGGTCACTATATCCGGACTCAATACAGTTCCGGCTGGGGTGTGTAGGCCCTTGGAGGAAAAGTCCTTAGCTAGAATTCGGTCCTGAACATCATTACTAGTGGCTGGTAGTGCTACACCGGCCTTAGTACCGCAGTCATTAGAAGTTACGACCAGATTCATCGTTGCGTTGATAAGCTTCTTGCTGAAGTACCCTGGGTCTCTAACCTCTTGGACCTTCTTAATATTGCCCGCACGGGCTCCTTGCATCTGTGTCCAGTACTCCCCCACGTCTAACCCCTCAGAATACGACTTACGAATAGGGACTGGCACAATCTTACCACTAGCATCAGCCACCAATATTGGGGCTAGCACAAGTTGCTTGTACTGCTCCCACCCAGGTTTGACACCTGCCTTGTACATATCCAGTAGATTGTTGTGCTTATCGTTCTTAAGATGAGCGTTCTTTAGTGTAGTACCAGCTTTGTCCCAAACCAACATAGCCCTACGTTCCTTGTCTGCCTTAGGAATGATAGTGCTCTTGTTGATGGCATCCACTTCCTTCTGTGCAGCATGAAGGATTGGATCTCGTGTAGACTTGTCAGTCTCTAGATCTTTGAGAGACAGGCTATGTGTGCCTACGGGTATGTGAAACAACTCTGCCTTAGAGTTCTCGGCTGCCTTTATAACAGCAGGACCGGAGCCAGCTGGATGTGCGACCGTAATGATACCAGAGGACATTCCATTACCTAGGTCTTTGAGCTTGTCAGCTACAGTTCCGTAATCTCCACTATGGTTGTTAGCCAAGTTCAAGAACAGAGCAGTCATGTTCTTCTTGTCTAATATCTTACCGTGGTCGTCTAACATACCCTTCTGCATCTCTTTGGGTAACGCGTTGGCCATCAACATACGTCCAACGGTGGTCTTAACACCGCCGATGGTAGCCAAGTCGTTTACGTGCAGCTGACCTAGCTGCACAGACTTTATGGCATCTACAGGGTTATGAAAGGTCTTCTTAGTATCCTTGTTGGTTAGGCTCAACTTATACAAGCCTAGAGCACTCTCTAGAGTTGGCACAAACATAACGTGGCCAGTGGCCTCGTTAAACAGATGGTTAGACGGCATCATCTTTCTAGCCTCAGCTACTGCTTCGGTAGAAACTGGAACGTAGATGCTCATAGTGTCACCATCAAAGTCAGCGTTGTACCCTGTGGTAACTAACGGGTGAATTTGGATGGCTCGTCCGGACACTATCTTTGGGGTGAAGGCTAACAGCGAGTGCCTGTGCAGCGCTGGGTCGCGCTTCATAAGCACAGGCCGCTCAGCAGCAACAAGATCAAGAGCTCTATTAACACTCTCGTCCTTGTTAGCTATGAGCTCCTGAGCAGCTATAGGGGACTTAGCAGCTCCTATCTCGACTAGCTTACGAACTATGAATGGTCGAAACAGCGTAGTAGCTTTGTCTCTTGGCAGCCCGACTTCATCAACACTGAGAGAAGGCTCCGGCACAATGACCGAGCGCATAGTTAGATCTTGCTTACGGCTAAGCAACGTCTTCTGAAAGTAACCGTGCTTAGGCTGTGACCCGTGTATCTGTAGTAGCACACCTTTAAGGTTGTCTTCGCTAGCCGTACCGTGTCCAACTATAGCTCGCACGGCATCGTACAAGTCTGCACGTATCTGTTTCTTAGCCGTATCAGAAAGATTCTTACTGATGACTGGGTCCTTGAGCTGTTCGTTCACCTGAGCGAACTTGGAGTAAAGCCCGTTCATGTCGGCCCAGCTAATGGTACCGTCAGGCAGTACAGACGCCGGTCGCATTGCTGGAGGAATGATTGGTAGGTTGTGCAGTAGGTACGCGTCAACTGGGTGGGTACCTGAAGCGTCTAGTGCACGTAGGTACTTCACGCGCTTCACAAGCTTATCTACCTTTTGAGTAAGACTGGCTGACGTGGACCCCTTAGGTATCGTGATCTCAGCTAGGTCACTCTCAGCACTCTTTAGGTCTTTCTTTACGTTGATGGTGCTCAATATTCTCTTGATGCCTGCGCCACCCGTAACTGCCCCGTTAGAATCTAGCGGTACAATAGCTCCATTCTTAGCCACTGCCTTCTCACCATAAACTATTGAATCGTAGTTAGTTCTGGTAAGGCCAGCTACCTTTTGGATAGCTCCTTCAAACACAGGGTTCGGCACAGGCTCAGCTAGCTTAACGTGCGTCCAATTCTTACCGCCGTGCCCACCAGTCAACCTAGGGTCAAACAGACCACCGGTCTTGGGCTTAGGCTCGCCATTATCGTCTAGCTTGGCGTGCGTAAGGTCCATAGGCCTAGGCAGCTCACCCTTGGACATCGCCAGTATCTGCTTGTCAGTAAGCGGACTCAGCTGAAGCTGATGACCCTTCTTCTCCATGTTGATGCCAGCGGCCTTCAACATCTCAGTGAACTTATGAAAAGCAAACGTTGGTCTTGGAGTAGGCAGAGGCGTCCCGTTTTGAATGGCGCCCCATACATCCAGATGCTGTGACTCCCAGCGCTTACCTGGGTGAGTCTGTGGATCTACCCCCTCGCTCTTCCAAGTCTGCATCTCTCGGATGTTGGCCTTAGCACCATGAGCTAGAAGCACGTTCATGCCCAGCATACCGATACTCTGCCCGCCCGTCTTAGCCCCAGACACAGGCATGAGGTTCATGTCGTAGGTCTCTGGCTCATGCCCAGAACCCGGCAACCCCATGCCAGAACGAGCTGATATCTTCTTATCAACTTGTATCGCCAACTTAAGGATGTGCTGTCGTCCAACTAGGGCCTTGCCCATAGACTTACCCGTAGTTGGGTCATGCAACTCCTCAGTGTCACTAAGCCCGTGGGCAGCTAGTTCCTTCTGTACCTTCTCAAGCTGGTCATCAGGATCGAAGTTGTGTGCCATGTAGACCTTACCGGTCTTATGAGCAATCTTAGCTGCAGCTGTTTCTAACACCTGCCCCATGTTCATACGTCCAGGAATACCGGATGGATTCAGTAGTATCTCAAGCGGTTTACCATTGCTGGTATGTGGCATGTCCTTATCTGGGATGATCAGAGTGACAATACCTTTGTTGCCGTACCTACCGGCTATCTTGTCACCTATCTGCATAGGCTCATTGGTGCGCACGTGCACGACGTGCTCATTACCCTGCTTGTGAACGCTAACTACCTCACCAGGATTGTCAGAGGTCCAACGTAAACTTACGTCTGTATGTGCCCCTGATAGGCTTCTCCTGATAGCAGAAGCACCCATACGATCTTTCAGATTGAAAGGACGCATAGCAACAACTAACGGATCGCCAGTCTTTACGTGCTGGCCTACGAGGACAACACCGTTCTTGTCTACCTTCTTGTACTGCTCCTGTGTGAACGCTCCTGGGTGCTCTACTTCAAAGTGCTCTTTGGCCGTCACAGTCTTCTCATCAAGCATGATGGAAGGCTTGTGCATGTGCTCACTCGTTAACTTCTTAGCTGCAGTGGCACTGATGACTACACCGTCTTCGAAGTTGTACCCTTTATACGGAGTGTAGGCAGCCCGCAGATTTGTACCAAGTGCGAGTACACCGTTCTTAGTGAAGTTGGTATCTGCCAACACCTGGCCATGCTTAACCTTATCTCCCACCTTCACGATGGCGGTAGAGTTTAGGTAGCTCTTCGGGTCATTTAACGGGAAGTACCGGTACAGCTGGACGTCGTGTAGCTTCCCCTTGTCGTCCTTAATTACTACCAAGTCGTCCTTAACAGCATGTACGTGACCAGCTACTGGAGAGATATGACTAGACTTCTTACCCGTCATTTCCTCAAAGGTACGTATACCTTCTGTGCTTGACCCAGTAGCGCTCTGTACCAGTGGTGCTTCTCGATGTACTAACGAGATAGCCTGCTCTATGTGATGGGTAGCATAGGTGGCCCTGTTACCCGAGTTGTTGCTCAGGAAGGGTATTAAGTTGGAGCTGATATTGAATATCTGAGCTGGGTTTCTCAGAAGGTAGTGAGCATCAGAAAACTTACCCTCTTCTATAGCGTTGGCAGGTCCAGCCATCTTGGTGATAGCGTACCTAGCTACTGGCTTACCGTTCTTCCACACTACCTGGTCGGGCAGTACAACACGCGAAGACATGAACGTGCCCGCACCGACCATGTCTGTCTTGTGCGTCTTTAGATTGTACAGTGGTATCTTTGCTTCGTTACCAATCTTACGAAGCCCCATTGGCAAGCGAGAGTTGATACCAGTCTTCTCACTCTCTGGGGTATGTATGGGATCTATGAACCCTAGGTTAGACGGGTTAATGAATTTAGCTTCGTCGTTCACCTGCTGTGTACTCTGAATACCGCCGGGCCCCATGATGGTGGTGCCTTGCGCAGACGCCATCATCTCTATGGGGTTAATCTGGTCTGGTACTTCAGAGGCACTGTTCTTGGTAAACGTCTCACGTATTGGTTTGTTAAACGTGTCGAACTTAACGACGTCACGAACACTGGTAGCTGTGTTGATTTTACGTGTGAACTTACCGCGTATGGCGTTCTTCGTTTTCCAGTGGCCTAACTTCTCGTACGCGAAGTCCCCAACAGTATGTAAGTCCTTAAACACCAGTGAGTCTCGATCATCCTCCGGATGACCAGCCTGCACTGCCAACATCTTCTGCGTAGCCAGGTGGAGAGCTTCACCATTAGCTCTGTCTAACGGCTTACCAAGCGAGATATTGGTAGCCTCCGGGCGCAGTATGGACTCGTTGAGTACAGTAACTACGTGAGTCTCAGCTTCTGTCTTATCCGTGGGAGCACGCTTCTTGTCCACCTTGAAGAAGCGATCTACTGCTGTGTGTACCCCACGGGCGTTCTGGTTAGCCTGCAGTATGTCTTTACCCCAAGACTTCTCAAGCTGATCGTCAGTGACCCCCATGGTCTGCATGATCGGGTACATGTTGATGGCCTCGGAAGTACCCCGGCTCATCATGAACAACTTAGTAGCTGGCTTAAAGGTTATGTCAAAAGACGCTTTGTTAGGGACGTTAAATTTTGCAGCTAGCTGTCCAGACCTACCACGCTTCACGTAAACACCGGGCTTTAAACGCCACTGGTTACCAACCTGGTACTCTTGCCCATCAATGATCTGGCTGTACCTAGGAGTAACCATAGGTATCTCAGCTATGCGTACTTTCCGCGTGTCTACCGTAGTACCAGTAGCCGTGTTCTTCAGAGACATGGTGGCGTAGACGGGGGCAGCCCAGCTAACGCCTGCCTTCTTTGCCTCTAGCTGAGCTTTTATGTCGTCAGGGCCAAGCTTGCCCTCATCCACCTCTAGGTGGTCGAGATGCAAAGTTTGCAGCTTACCGTGCACTGGAAAGTAATCACGTACACCATCGAGTACGCGGTCTCTAAAGTGCCGATACGCCTCTGCGTGGTCTAGATAGGCCATTTCTGTAGCTATCCTAGCAGACTACAGGTCCCCATAACAATCAAGCAAGTATTTAGCTGTATAGGGGATAAGTGCCATGGAGGTACTAATGACTGGACCTAATGATGATGACGACAATAACTCAGGAAGTTCCTTTGAGTTCGACGTAGATTCACTGTTCGACATCCCTGAGGAGACGTTCTCCGACGACGGGCAGGACAACGCCAAAGAGTGAGCCTGTTCTTCTGGGCGTTCATAACCGGAGTATTTAACGGGCTACTACTATGGGTACGTAGCCAACAACAAACGTAGGAGGTAAAGCTACTCATGCTGGTTAATCCTTCCCAGGATCAACTGTTCACATTTCCTGGCACCAGAATGATACAAGAATCCTTTGGCATCATTGGCTACCAGATAGCTGACACAGGGGTAAGTAACAGGCTGTGGACAATACAAAGCCTGTACGCCCCTATCTCTGGCAGAGCTCTGGGTGGCATTAGAGCAAAGCTGGTAGACCAAAAGGGTTTCTTCACGTTCTGCAACCAGCGTGATCTAGAGGTGCTGCTGGAGATTGCTGAGCCAGGGGATTGGTGCCCCTGGCTCAGCAGTGAGTATCTGTCCCCGACTGACGCTGGCTGGTACGGGCTCTGCCTAGACACAGAAGATCTCATAGATGACCTGTACGAACGTGAATTACTTCTAAGAACACAGCACCCGGAGTTCATTCCGGAGTCCACCGAAATAACAAGGAGGGTACATATGGACCGTGGGAGTGATGCCACTGAACTATTGATACTCCTAAGAGACATGGACATGGACACGGGTGCATACCCAGACATGAGAATCGAAACCCTTGACCGTAGGTGGTTAAGAGTCGAACGAGAAGCTGTAGTGTGGAAGAGACTCTAGAGGTAGATGCTGCGCTAGAGCGGGAGCTGTACAAGAGTGGGCATGTCTGCAGAAGCTGCCTAGACACAATATTGTACGCAGATGAGGTATACCTACTACAGGTTGGCTACGCAGCAATACAACCTAGTGGTATCGAGGTATGCCCGATAGATGGCTACGACCCACACTTCTTTGAGTTCACTTGCTGGGAGCACGTGATAGAAGAGCTGAGGGAGACTGTAGAAGACCTCCCGCCACTGATAGATGATTACGCTGTACTGGAGTGCAGCTGCTGCTCCAGCGGCATTCGGGAAATGGAAGTAATGGGGCTCGCCACCTACGGCGAGCTCCACTGCTCTAAGCGCTCCCCAGAAGACCAAGGCACTCCTACTTTTAGTAGTTTAGATGACTCACCAACAGTCATCTGTATCAGCTGCCTAAAAAGGCTGAGTGAGGACTTCCGGCTGTGGCCGCATATCTCACAGGGTAACGAGTGCGCTGAAGGTACCCACTTCAGGTGTTGGCGCTATGGGTGTTCTGAATTCTGCATGGTTAACGCACCGAACGGGAAATACTAATGGGCAAAGATACAGTAGTGAAGAAGGACAGTCTGCCGGACGTAGAGCCGTACTTCGAGGATATCGTGTACTGCTCCTTGCTGGTACCGGTTAGAGGCAACCCCAATAGTCCAGACTGCATGTGGGGTTTGCCCTGCATCTTCTGGGGGCTTAGCGGCATCGCTAAGACTGGGCGAATAGAACTGGGTGCAGCCAAGGCTGGGCTGCACTGCGAGGTGGTGTACCCGGCTACTAAGCAGCCTGAGGACTTCTCAGGTGTGCTGGTTCCTGGGCCCAAGGGGATCACGATAGAGTGCATGATGCCCGCCATCCGTAAGCTTATGGAGGTGGGCTCTGGTGTTCTGGTCATTGATGAGGCCAGCTGTGCACCACCGGCTGTCCAGGGTGCTGCTATGAGTACCGTGTACGAGCGCAAGGTAGGGGACATGAAGATGTCCAATAACATCCGAATCCTACTAGCAGCGAACCCACCAGAGCACGCAGCAGGTGGTTGGGCTTTAGAAGCTGCGTTCGCCAACAGGATGGCACACTTCAATATTGGTGTGATGCCTGTGGACAAGTGGGGTGAGTACCTCATGTCAGAGGACGACGACGTGGCAGTAACCCCCATAACTGACGGGGAAGAGCTGGTTAAGAAGAACTGGAACAGGCACTGGGCTGCTGTAAAAGGCTCCCTCTATGCGTTCATGCGCAGTAACAACAGTGTCTTCCACAGTCAGCCAACCCCTGGTAGCCCTGCTGCTGGGTTGCCATGGCCTTCACCACGCACTTGGTACATGGCTGGCCGAGCCATCGCCACAGTGCGTTGTCTAGGTCTGCCTAAGCAGCTAGAGACCATCCTCGTGCAAGGGCTGGTAGGTGAGGGTGCGTCTACAGAGTGGGCCGCGTGGGAAGCAGATGCAGACCTCCCAGATCCCCTTGACGTCCTAGAGAAGGGCTGGAAGGTAGACTCCAAGAGGTTGGATAGGTCCATCGCAGTCTGTGGAAGCTTCACGGCCCTGGTGGTGGGGACTACCGATAAGAGTGAGCGTGTACGCCTAGCTGCCCTAGCATGGGAACGTTTGTTCGACATGACAGAGGCTGGCCTGACAGACATCGCAGGTATAGCTGTGAAGATTCTGATAAACAAGAAGCTGGGGCGTAAAGACCATGCGAGCCTAGAAGCCGTAGCCGCCAAAGTCGTTCTTAAGGTTGGACTCAGTGATGCATCCAAGTACCTCTGATGGCTAAAGAAAAGCAATGCCTGGAGGCCCTGGCAACAGCCAGGGCTCTAGTAGTATCTCGCGCACCGTACTTCGCCAAAACCCTTTATGGGTTAGTGCCTGTACTTGCTCCTATAGGTACCTTAGGAGTTTCCAAAAGCATGGTGTTGACCGTAGACCCTGAGTGGTACACGAAGCACAATGCAGAAGAAGCTGCTGGGTTACTCGTGCATGAGTGCATGCATATTCTGCGCGACGTAGCCAGGCTGGATGCACTACCAGACCACTACCAGGCTAATCTGGCTGGGGACATAGCCATAAACCAGGACCTCAGAAATGCTGGTTGGCAACTGCCTGCTGGAGGAGCATACCCAGAACAATACGGCTTCCCTACTAATCTTTCTCTGGAGCAGTACTACGATCTGCTAGAGACCAGAGCAAAGAAGAGTAAGAAAGGTGAGGGGACCGCTGGTGCTGCTAAGGATGGCGATACGAAGGATGGTGAGGGCCACGGTAAACCACAGGTAACCAACGGGCAGTGTGGTAGCTGTGCTGGTAACCCACACGCTGGTGAGGGAACATCCCAAGAAGCTAAAGAGCATGGGCGTGCTCCGGCAGATGTCCTTCGTATCAAGAAGGAGACAGCTAAGGACGTTAAGAAAGCCACGTCTACGCTAACTGCCAGTAACCGTGGGTACATGCCAGCTGGTCTAGAAGACCTGGTGGACTTCGAAGAGCAGCCTTCCATCATCCCGTGGCGTACTAAGCTAGGTAGGGTAGTTAGACGTACCAGTGGTCGTGCGATTGCTGGTACACGCGATTACTCTTTCCGTCGCCCAGCTAAGAGGTCTTACTTCACAGGCATCCTCAGGCCTGGGATGATAGACCGCAAGATTGAGATATGCCTGATACGTGACACGTCAGGGTCAATGGGAGATGTTCAGATCAACTCTGTTAATTCAGAGATCATAGCCATCTTGAAACAGCTAGGAGTAGAACGCGCCTGGCTGTTAGATGCTGACGCCGAGGTAGCTTGTGAGCCAAGAAGAGTCAGTGTTCATGAGGTGCCGGACCTGAAGCTGTATGGCAGAGGGGGCACTAGCTTCAAGCCAGCTATAGCAGCTGCCTTAAAGCTGAGACCAAAGCCAGACGTTATCATCTACCTAACTGACGGAGATGGAGATGCCCCAGCTACTCCACCAGTAGGGACAGAGGTTGTCTGGTGTGTAGTCCCGTCAGGTTGGGGTAGGAAGCCAGCTGACTGGGGACACTTGGTAGTTGTCAGTGACGACCTCAAGCTCAGAGAGCCGTATAACCAAGTGGACTAGAGAGGAGGGGTGGCTTAGGCCACCCTTTTCTTTAGCTCAATTTTAGGCTGTTTTTGGGGATAATAGAGATGAGGGAATCCACCCTATGAAAGGTTACAGCATGTCAAACCCATTACTGCAGGAGTTCGCAATCTCGGATGGTACATACAGCTCTCGCGCGCAGTGCGTGGACCGGTACAGCTGGGCGATACCGGATAAGGGGGCTATTGACATAATCTGCTCCCACACCCACTGCCTTGTGGAGGTGGGAGCAGGACGTGGGTACTGGGCCCACCTCATCGCCAAGCAGGGGGTCGATGTCGTAGCATACGACAAAGACCCACCGACCATCGCGGAGAACCTCTGGCACAGGGGGTCCAAGACGGAGTATTTCCCTGTGCTGCAGGGGGGACCGGAGAAGTTGGTGGGAGAGAAACACCGGGCACTGTTTCTCTGCTGGCCGCCGTACAACTCAAGTCTGGCGATCGACTGCCTGAAAGCCTACGAAGGCAACACCCTCATCTTCGTGGGTGAGGGCAAGGGCGGCTGCACGGGGAACGATGCGTTTTTCGAGTTGAGGGACCAGCTGTTCGAGTGCACCAAAAGCTACTGGATACCGCGGTGGCCAGGTCTCCACGACTACCTCTACGTGGGGAAGAGGAAGCACTAGTGCCCAGAGAAGAGACTGCCAATCTTCTCTAGCTATCAAGCCCTACTAGCAACAACTCTATTAGCAAACCTAGGATCTCCAGGGTTCTTTTCCCGTGCTATTGCCGTCGCGTTTCTATTTAGTACGTTCGCCGCTGCTTCGAAATCGTCAGATTGGCGGTCCAGACTTATAGACATGGCTACACCATACCAGCAGCACGCCGTGGAGCACGCTGCTCAGGCATAGGGCGCATGTCAACACCAGGTGCTGGTGGAGTACCCTGCTGCCCGCTCTTTCTATCCTGGGCTACTAGCTGCCTAACTAGCTGCCCTAGCTCTGGACTCTGAGTGGTGATGTTCTGCATCGCCATCTCCTGGTCACCTGGGGGCATAGACTGAATCTGCTTAGAGTAGCTCTGTGCCATCTGGTTAATGTCCAAACCAGCTTGCTGCTGCCCACCCTGCTGCAGATTCTGCCCAGCGTTCATAGGACTCTGTACCTGTTGCCCAAAGCCCTCACCAGGTTCACCAGGAGCGATAGCGCCCTGTTGAGCTTCCATGGCTACCTGCTGCGCTTTCACCTGCGCCTTGGCCATGATGACCTGGACCTCACCCTGAATCTGAGCCATGGCCAACTGCTGCTGCTTAGTGGCAGCAACTCTCATGTCCGTCTCACGGAGCATGATGCCGTTCTCTTCATCCTGCTTAAGGTCAGAGTCGGCTAGCAGGGTAGTGTCACTGATCTTCTGTGCCTGGTTCAGCTGCAGCATCAGAGCCTTGCGCTGAATGTCGTCGGCCATCTTGAACGGCTTGAAGCGGATGTTGGCTTCCGGCCATTCCATGTAGCCAGACACCATCTTCATGACCCACTTAGCCATCTGCTTGTGGCGCAGGATGTAGCCGAAGAACGCGTTCTCCAACATACGCATGGAGACGTTGGTACCAGCGTAGCTCATACCACCAATGAGGAACTCACGTGGTACGCCCATGCCCACCATGATCTGCTCACTCCACTGCTGTATCTCTTGCGTCAGCAGCAGAGCCTTGCCATCGCCACCAATGGTTTGGTTACCAAGAGGCAAAGGCATGATGGGTATGTAGTTCTGGTCCATACGCCATCGACCAATCTCAGAAGCTACTTGGTCACGCCACTCCCCGAGATTGATAGTTGTGTACGGGTCACTGGACCCAGACCCAGCTTGTGGGAACAGCACGCGTAGAGGGACAATATGTTCAAGAAGAATCGCCTCCTGAGCCTTCTTCATTAGCTGCAGGTAGAAAGTGTCTTTAAGTACCGGGAGAATCAGTGGGATACCCCACCCACGATCTTGCTGTGCAAGTGTCGGGCGCTTGAGGTGGAAGAAGTTGTCCTTCGAGAAGACAACTCCCTTACCCTCACGCATAGCTTGTAGGAACACCTGCGGGGTGCTCTCTACTACGTCCTTCTTACCTATCACTACGTCATTACGTAGCGTGGGAGGGATCGTGTAGAAGTAGATGTACTCACCGCTGACCTCATTGTACGTGATCTCCACATACTCAGCGTTCCAACGTAGTAGCCGAATGCCACTAGCGTTCTTGAAGTACTCGTCCTTCGCCTCAGCCTCTGTGGTGGTCCCACACTTTGGGCAGTTGTACCTGAAGGCGTTGTTGGTGAAGGTCCAACGTGCCCTAGTTTTCTGCGCTTCCTCAGAGCTACCACAAGACAAACACTTCAAGTACTTCTTGAAGGGGAAGGCTATGGATACGAAGGCGTTACCATAACAGTGGTAGTCGAGACCAACCTCTACCTGGAATGCGCGGTACCTCAGGTGGTCCTGCATGTACTCAGTCCACCTGGCAGCTACATCAGCACGCTCATGGTCAATAACCAGCTCCGTGATGGGGTACTCAGAGAGCTTAAAGACCGTGGCGTTGATGAGTGGGTTCGTTAAGAAGTAGTACCGGCACCACCGGAACATCTGCTTGAACGTGACGGGCAGGTACGTGTGGGCGACATCGAAGAACGGACTAGGGTAGTTAACACCCTGTACCGGTGACCCATTGATACGCCCACGCGTACTGGAGAAGCGCGATGCTCCAGAGCCGCCGGAAGTACCTATGCCAAACCCGCCGCCTACAAAGCTCATGTGGTTTCACTCTCTAGCTTAGCCACCGTCTTGGTGTACCAAGAGAACATCTTCACACGATCTGGCATCATCCACAAGTACGCTGGGCCTGTAAACTGGTTAATGATGTGAGCTCTAAATTCCGAGTCCTCTACTGCCTTAATACCACCCTGTTCGAATGCGGCTCTGATGGTCTCCTCGTAGGCCTCCATCTCAAACTTAGCTCGGAAATACGCGTAGCCTATTGGCAGTGGCACGAACAGGTACAAAAAAGAAAACAGAAGTCGCGTGTACTTCTTAGCCTGGCGCATATGAATACGCTCATGCCTCAAGATTCGCACCTTAGACTGCTCAGTCCACAGAGCCCACTGGCTAGGTACGTACACAGTGTTACCCATCGTAGTGGTGTACGTAGTCATGAACGTCTTCATCCCACCGAACGTTAGGATGAGCAGGAAGCGGTTGATGAGCAGCATCAACTTGCTATTCACCTTCGCCTTAACAACGAAGTCAGGAAACTCCTTACGCGTCTCTACAACTAGCTGTTCAAGAGTCATCCTGGAGATCCTCCTAGCATGTCACCCGGTGGCATACCTGCAGCAGAGTGGCTTACAGACCGCTCCACTCCAGGAGAGATGGCTTCAGACGTAGCCGGAGGTGAATACTCAGGAAGTAGCGTCCTGGGGGGCTGCTTAGGCTTGCGCTTAAACGCTTTCTCCACACCCATTGTTAATGCAGTAGCTGCTGTAACCGGTAGTGGCCCAAATGGGGCCATAGAGGCGGCAGTAGCTACATTTCCTAACCTGGAATGCCCCTCCTCCGGTTTAGCTAGCGCACCATGAGCCATAGCTGCAGCAGGAACACCGAATAGCAGAGCTCGTTCGGCTGGGTTAGACGTGTACCACTGCTGCTGCGCCCCAGTACTAAGTGTCTTACCCACTCCATTAGTGACCATAGACTTCAAGTACCCTGGGACACTAGTAAGCCCCATGTTGGTAGCTTCGTGCGACAGCGTTAAACCTTTACGAGCTTTCGTTAGCTCATCCTTGGCCTTCGCCATAGCTATCTGGCGTTTAGCCGCTGTAGACCGATCCATAAATCGATCCCAAAGATTAGCCTCTACGTCAGGAGCTTTATTGACGGCTGTGTGCGCCTTGCGTACGGCGCTCATAGAGCTCTCTATGTCCCCTGCTCCTAGCTCCCTAGCACCAGCGGGGGACATAAAACCCTGCGGTGTCCATCCAGTGACAGAGTGTACTTGTCGTTTCAAAAACTTACCAACGTCAGCAGGGGAGTCACTTGCTAGGTCTCTAGCTCCTCGATAGAGACTTTTTACATTTAGGGCTTTACCTATAACCCTACCAACAGACCCACCACGAGCTATCTTTAGTAGCTCATTATTAAACCCAGGCATGTAGCTTACTACTTCAGACATTGGACATGAACCTTAGTTGGTTGTGCAGCCTGCTACGTGCTTCGTCAACGAAGTCTTTTATCAAGAGACACCGGCGTAGTTGCTCACTCACTACAGTCCTGCCAGCTGGAGCTTTCTTAGAAGCTCTAACAGCTGGCCATAGCTTGGCTATCTCTGCCGTGTCTACTGGTATTCCTAAGGACGGTACTGTGATGAAGTCGATAGGGTCTACCGGGTAGTAGATGTCATCGTGTTGGAATACCGTAACCAAGTACTCCTTAATCTCCGTACTCCACTCAACGTCAGTACGGAGGTTGTTAGCTATGTCTACCGCCACGGTGCACTGAGCTGCGGTGGGTACCTGCATCTGAACGAAATCAGGGAATGCGCTGTTCAACGGCATAGCGCACCACAAAAATACTTCCCACTTCTTCCAAAAGGTATCTACGAAGTGCATGGTCTTTACGGCCATGATCTTAGATAGATTTAGATCGCTCACCGTAGCCGTCCTAAAATCTTGTGGTATTCGCCAGACCAGCGTCTCAGCTTCCCAGGTCATCCACTCTGGCCCGTACTTACGCAGCAAAGCCAGATCTAGAACTACTGGATGGGCATCTGGGTGCTGAAAAAGATTGATAGGTGTGGGTAGTACCTCTGCCACCTTCTTTTCATCAGGTAGCGTGGTGTCTATCGTCTCTGTGTACTCGTCGGACTCGTCGTAAGACGGCCGAGCTTTAGGACTAGGCTTTACACCTATGCGCTTCAGCGCATCTAAGAAATGGCCTTCGAAGTCGAGGTTAGCTTCGATCTCCGTACGCTCATCCATGGCTAAGCTGACGCTTCATCCCTAGGAGCGTTCTCATTAGCCATCCGCATAACCATCTTCTTCTGGTCTAACGGAAGACTACTAAAAATAGCTACTGGGTCTTTACGGAACTCGTCAGCCAGATCGTCTCCGAAGGTCTTCTTCAGCATCTGGTAGCGAGTCTTAGCAAAATCTTTGAGTGTCTTTGAGCTGACGTAGTCGTTACCGACGATAACCGACATGTCCTCGTCAGCAGCTGTCTTAACACCGTATGTCGAGTAGTACGGGTCAGGTATGTACTGATCATAGAACTGCTCTAGCCCCGATAGCTTATCGAACTCGCTCAGAGCAATAGCGAAAGCCTCTGCAGGCATAGTCGGGCGTAGCTCGGCTAACTTGCTGAGTACCTCACGAGCAGCGTCGTCTGACAGAACACTTCTGCGACCGTCTATAGCTGTCTGAAACTCAGACGGCTCTGCGTAAGAAGCAGAACCGTACTTGGCAATATCACTGGTAACTTCGAAGGCAAGTTCAGAGGCTCTCTTCACCAGGTTGGCACAGTACTCACGTCGAGTCTCAGGCTCCATCCTCTTACTCCACTCTTCGAAGTAGAAGTTGGCCATCTTAACTTGCTCATAGTTGTCTATGGGGTACTTGTTCTGTGACGGTAGAGCATAGCGCTGAGCCTGCTTAGCTATCACCCTTGGCGGCTCTTGTGTAGATACGTCCACGTGTGGCTGCATCTTAGAAGCCTGCGGTAACCGCTGTGGCTGTTCCCCAGCTACTGCACTAGCCACGCCAGGCGGTAGTTCATTACCAGTACCAGAGGCGGACTTCTGCACAGTTGCTTTCTCCTTACCCACAGATCTATCTGCTGGACCACTTAACGGCATTAGATCTGTGCCAGACGCCTCAGCTAGCTTATGGTACATCACTGTCCCCCTCCCATGATCTGACCCTTGAATTGCGTCATCTGTGGGTTCGTGGCTATCTGCCCGCCTAACCCCTTAGTTGCAGCAACACCAGCTCCGGCATCTCTAGCTATTTGACCAGCTGTCTGTGCACCACTAACTACACCAGATACCTTGCCAACTGGCCCAGGTAGCATACTCATTAGCCCCCACGGTAATGCTAGCTTCTGAAGTTCCTCTGGTGGTTCTATCCCGTACCAGGAACAAGCTGTCATAAGATTAGCTGCTGCTACCTTCTGAGCTTCTACGGGCAGCTTGTAGGCTGTCTTCAAGAAGTACTCTACAGAGACCGCTGTATTACCTGGATCTACACAGGCAAACTTCCGAAGTGTGACGTCTCCGTCCATGAGGACTAACGCGTAGAGATCGTCAGGAAGCCTAGCGTGCTCCTCAGCCGTAAGAGCGTGCGCTTCTTTTGTAAGATCTGATAGGCGCTCCAGAGGGAGAGCTATCTCACAGTTCTTATCGTCGTAGAAGTCCAATATCAGTCCGCTGAGCTTCTCCATGGGCCTCCGAGAATAGACGTAACAGCGCGAATTTACAACTGCAAGATTAGACAATAAACGGTGATAAGGGAATTGAGGCTCAAATAGCCAAGGAGATCGCAAAGATGACGCCACAATGCTTCGGTCTACAATGGTCACCCACAGCTCTGGAGTGCAAAGGAGGGTATGACCCGGCCTACGTGAATCCCAAGGACAATAGTAGACTGAGGGAGAAGTGTAGCTGGTACGCACAGTGCGCCCCAAGGACCTGTGCCAGCAACCTAGAAAAGAATAAACCACCGCAACAGCAGGTGCAGCAACAGCAGGTGCAGCAACAGCAGCCGCCTCAACAATACCAGCCACAGTTTATCCCTAGCCAAGCTCTTGTTCGACCAACTGTTACTCCAGCTATGGCAGGTGGTGTACAGCTTCAACCACCACCACGCCCTTTCGCACCACCACAGCAGCAGCAGTACCAACCGCAGTATGTGCAGCAGCCGCAATACCAACCATGGCAATATGCGCCACTCACGGCTCCCCCGCATATAGCTTACTATGGACCACCAACTGTGCCGGTCAGTCATCAGCAGCCTGGCATGCAGATGCTTTCTTACCTAGCAGTACCAGAACCGGTGCTAGAAGATGTGCCGTGGTGGAAGAGGCTTGGCTTTGAGATACTCAGAGCTATGGGAAAATCAGCTGGGCATACCGTGGCCAACTCATTCGACCACGTCACGATCACTAAACCACGTACACCGGTAACATGAAGCTACTAAAACGGCAGCCCACCAAGGGGTATATAGACAACTACTTGTGGGTACCGAAAAGCTACGTGAACGTGGAGGGCACGAAAGCTGCCCTCACGTTCAGCTTCGTAGATGCCTACTCTCCTACTAAGAGCCGCATGCTCTACCTGTGGAAAGAGATGGAGCACCATCTACTGGTACCTAGGGCCTTCTGGGGTGTTGGAGAACTACCATTCGACGTTGTCGATTGCAGGCCTACTAGCTACACAGCAGTAACCTTCAACAGCAAAATCAAGCTAGACCATCTATGGAAGGAGACCCAGGGGGTGAGACAGCTCACCCCCACGGGGGACAACGTCCAGGCCAAATCGCTGAGTGCCCTACAGCGTGAGCCTGGTGGGGTGCTGCAGTTAGCCTGTGGTAAGGGTAAGACTGTAGTTGCCCTGGAGCTAATCGCTAGGGCTCAGGTACCTGCGCTAGTGGTACTGGACAACACACAGCTGCTTAGCCAATGGGCAGATCAGGCAGTAGAGCTACTAGGAATTGCTAGAGAAGACTTGGGGCTGATACAAGCGGATCAATTCGATTGGAAAAAACCTCTTGTCCTAGCCACATATCAGACACTAGCTATTCAAGCAGACACGCTACCAGAAGAAGTACGTAGATGGTTCGGTATCATCATCTGGGATGAGGCGCACCACATCTCAGCACCTACCTTCGCCAAGAGTGCTGACATCTTCTACGGTAGTCGTTACGGGCTGACAGCCACCCCCATCAGAGCAGATGGTCTACACATCATCCATGACTTCCACATAGGCAAGGTGCTCTACAAAGATCTAACGCAGACACTGAAGCCCAAGATCTATTTCAAGTGGACTGGCCTAGCCGTAGACGAGACGAACCCAAGAGCCAGGGTTAGGGACAAGAATGGTAAAGAGCACAGGGCAATGTTGGCTGGCTACTTCGGTCAATGGAGACAGCGACTAGACATAATCCTGGCTGACGTCATAGCTGCCCGAGCGTCCGGCAGGAAAGTGTTGGTGCTCTCCGACTCTGTGGATGAAACAGTAAATCTGGCGGCTCTATGGGCTGACCCCAACTGTGCTCAGCTGTACTCTGATATACCTATACCTACACCACAGGACGTTGGCGAGACGTTAAACCCTGTGGTACTCCCGCCTGCCAAGGTGAAGAGGATTGGGCTACAGGTAGCTGGGTTAGACAGCCAGTTAAAGATAGTCGGTATGCACCCCATGAAGGTGCAAGAGATGCGGGACAGACTTGATACGCTTAACCAGACGCTAAAACAGTGTGAAGTAGCGGATAAGATAGCTAGGGAACTAGCTAGGCGTCAAAAGAAGTACATCAGGGAGCTAACAGACAAGCCTAGTACTGGGGGCTTCATGATCCATGCTGTACCTGTAGACAAGCGAACTTGGTTTCTCAAGAACCGTGAGGTCATCTTCGCCATCACCAAGTACGGCAAAGAAGGAATGGACTGGCCAGAGCTAGATACCGTGCTCGTATGTGAACCGTTCTCTAGCAGGAATAGTCTACAGCAACTTCTTGGTAGGCCCACAAGAGTAGGGGTAGTTGAGAAGTTACCAGTGGTGGTGTTCTACGAAGACAACATCGGACCACTGATAGGCATGTGTAAGAAACTGAAGACTGCACTACGGGATTGGCCTGTAGAAGAAGGTGGTCCTCTTGATTATGACAACCTAGGACACCCAGGAATAAGTAAATGGAAAGCTCAGAATCAACCGACTCAGATATTCCCGTAGTTGGTGGGAGGCCACTAGTACATGGTTGACATACGCAAGTCTCTAGGGGAGCTACGTGGTGAGTGGGAGAGCTGCACAGCCTGCGACTTGGGGGTTCGTAGGCAAGACGTGGAGGGGCCACTCATCTTTGGGCAGGGTGACCGACGCGGCATCATGTTCATCGGGGATGGACCAGTAGAAGAAGATGACGCAGCTGAGGGACCATTCAGTGACAAGGCTGGAGCACTTCTCAGAAACACTATAGGTAAGCTAGGTCTACCCACTACTTACTTCACGTACACTGTTGCTTGTAGATCTTGTGAGCACGCAGTTGATGGCGCTGGTGCGCCAATGTACCGAAAAGATCGCAGGGGTGTAGCTCTCCCCATGATACGTGACAGGACACCATCACCACCTCAGATAGCAGCCTGTAGGCCTAGGTTACTGGAGGAGATCTATCTGGTAGACCCCATCCTCATAGTGACCCTAGGAGCAGAGGCTACTAGCGCGGTCATGGGCAAGAGCATATCGATAACGTCAGAGCGGGGTAAGACACGACAGCTAGACATCCCTGGATCTTGGTACCTGCCCTCACGTACTGACAAGAAGCAGGTGTGGGCTAGGAAAGTAAAAGGTGTACTTACCCTGCCGTCAGAGCAGAACACTGTTGGGTATCTGGTGCTGCCAACACTGCACCCAGCTTACGCACTCAGAATGTGGGCCGATAAAAGACCCGACAACCCACTAGACCTATTTCTAGAAGACCTGCGATTAGCAGCCAACGTGTACGACAAGTACATGCAAGAAGCCCTGGGGATCATCCCCAGTGAGCGTGACGTCAACAAGTCTGATGTTCTAGGAGACCCCAATGGCTAAGAAAGTAAACGTGGAAGACCTGAAGGAGGTGGCTCACTTTGAGGAGGCTGCCACTCGCCTGAGAGACTTTCAGCAGAAGCACAGCAGCGTGTTCGAGGAATTTAGCGCGCTAGCCAACGAGTACAACGACCTACTAGAAGCTGCTGAGAAGGCCACCAAAGCACTGGGGGTGTCTTGCGGGTCATTCGAACTGTTCCAGACGACCGTCGCGTACGACGCACAAGCTCTATATGACCTGCTAGGTAATGACAAATTCCTATCAGTCGGGGGCACTGTTAGCACACAACGAGTTTACAACTTGGATAAGACCAGGGTGCGGGCGGCTATTGCTAAGAAGGACATACCAGCAGAGTCTCTTGAGCACTTCACTAAGACTACCAACAAGTTTCACAGACCCTCGAAGATCGAGATACCATGAAGACAACTAGGACTATAGAGGACGCTAAATCGGTACAGCATGATGAGTGGTACGCAGACGACCCACTCAGCTTGATAGCAGCTGACTGCCCGGTGCTAGCTACCGTGAGCTCTGTGGTTGGTAGGTCACTGGCCTACGGTGAACTGAAGTGCTCTACGACAGTCACGCTGCAGTGCGCGCAGAGCAGCGACACAGTTCACCAAGCTGGCGTAATGGCTTTTAACAAAGCTAGAGAACTCACTAACGCGGGTATGAAGCTGCTAGCACCCGATGCGGGCGACATATGATACTGGGAACTCCTAAGTTTGATGGCCTAGCCATCGGTAGCCTAGAAGTGGACTTCATGGGCACTACGCTTCAACTGAAAGCTGTAGCTGGTTTCGTGAGCTCCAAGACGGGCTATACCCACGGCTGGACTAAAGGAGAGGCGCAGGTCTGGTCGCAGGAGACCATGCAGTACCTTCAGGTGCTGAAGGACTCCATGGAGAGAGACCTAGCAAAGATGCACCTAGGTGACGGGGCCACAGGAACCAACAAGACGGGCCTCGACCTAGACACCAGCGGTCTAGCAGAGCACCTAGGTGAAGCTCCATCCGTGTAGCCCTACAGCTTGGGGAGTTAGGCAGCTGGCTCCCCAAGCTATTGTGCACATCGATATTTTGTTGACAGCTTTGCAAGCGGTAGGGCAGGGTGCGTCCCCCCTTTTGCAAGCTTACCGGGTTGTGCGGCATAAGTGCTGCAGCGCTACTTCGTGCCTAGGAGCTATATGTCTACTAGAGAAATGCAGCTGATTTCCAGGGTTATCCGTACTGGAGAATTGCCACGGATACTAGAGTGGGGAGTTACGTCAGATGACTTCGTAACTAACGAAGGTCGAGCGATGTTTAACGGCATCCTGGGGTACTACTCGATGCCGGATAGCTTGGGGTCAGTGATAGGTGAGCACTCAGCGCGCCTTAGTTACCCCAACTTTCAGCCATGCGATGACCACAGCATGACTACAGATGCGCTGTGCGCAGAAGTCAGAAAGAACCGCCTACGTATAGACCTTACCCTGGCTAACCAGCGGATAGAGAGTCTAGCGGCCATTGACCCGATGAAGGCAGCTGCAGAGATGCAGAATGTCTCTAACCACATACTGAGGTTAGGGGCCAGCAAGGGTAACGACGTACGAATACAGTCTTCCTACATCAACATTATGCAGAACTACAATCTGCGTAAGTCTGGTGTCGACATGTCCGCTATGTCATGGCCTTGGGAACCGCTACAGTCTGTTACTGGGGGGCTAGACCACGAAGACTACGTCATCTTGTACGGGCGTCCCAAGTCTATGAAGACCTGGGTGCTGGCCTCCATCATTGCTTGGGCGTACCACAACAACAAGAGCATGTTGCTGTACACCAAGGAGATGACGGCGGACAACATCTTCCAGAGATCCATAGCGTGTATGCTCTCCCTCCCCTACCACGAGTTTAGGATGGGCTTGCTGAGTGGTGAGCAAGAGAACGATCTGGCTGTCTTCGGGCAGATGATAGAGTCAGAGAATGTAGTCTGCCTATCGGGGCAAGACGCTCCAGAGGGTGGAGATACGGTACCGTGGCTCAAGTCTAAGGTGGAACACTACAAGCCAGATATCATCTTCGTAGATGGTATGTACCTGATGAGCGACGTCAAGAACGCCAAGAAAGACCATGAGAGGGTGATGAACATCTCTCGTGGTATCCGCCAGATGGTCCTGGAGATTAAGAAGCCAGTAATAGCCACTATCCAGGCTAACAGGAAGGCTGCCGGACATGAACGTGCTGAGTTAGACGAGATCGCCTTCTCTGATGCTATCGGGCAGGACGCTACGATTGCTGCCAGGGTTATCAACGATAAGAACTCCTCTACCATCTCCCTGGTCATTGGTGGGTCTAGAGAGTTCAACCTAAGTGGCTTCCGTATGAACGGCGTGCCAGCTACTGACTTTACTTTCCACTCCATGCTTACGGACAAGGAGATAGAGAAAGCCAAAGAGCAGGATTCCGATGGTGATGAGGAAGTTAAAGAGACCAGCAAGACTACCACTGGTAAAAAGCGCGGCGCAAAGAAGCCAACAGAAAGCAACGCTTTGGTGCAAGCTACTAGAAGAGTAACCTCACGGTTGTGATGGACACCACAGACGAAGTACTGCTTGTCGCACGGAAGCACCTACACAAGATCAAGAAGAGCGGGTCTAACAACATCATGGCCGCCTGCCCCTTCCACAGGAAGGCAGACGGCTCAGAAGAGAAGACACCGTCATTCGCGATGTCCCTCACCAATGGGTTGTTCTTCTGCCATTCCTGTGGAGAGAAAGGTACCCTACAGAAGTTCTTAAAGCTCTTTGGCTACGACTCCGCCAGAGTACAGAACGAGTACGCTCCACTCCTAGAGGAGCTCTCTAAGAACATAGCTCCACCAGTAGACCCCCTTAACCCAGGGGTGGTGCATCTAGATCCCTTACCTGCTGGACTGCTAGGACTGTTCGACTACTGCCCACTAAAGCTAGTAGACCAGGGGTTCTCAGAAGAAACGTTAGCCAGGTTTGAGATAGGGTTTGATAGGGACAACCTGCGGATAACCTATCCTCTCAGAGACCTATCTGGCCAGCTGGTAGGTATCAGCGGTAGGACAGTTACCGGGGAGCACCCTAGGTACAAGATATACGACGCTGAGTACAAGACATGGGACCTAGCCCCTAGGTACAACTGGAACAAAAGAACCATTCTGTGGAACGCTCACACGGTTTACCCAGGGCTGTTCTTCAATCCACTGGGTGGTGAGATCGTGCTGGTTGAGGGCTTCAATGCCTGCATGTGGGTTCACCAATCGGGTATAACCGACACGGTAGCCCTGCTAGGTACGTATATGTCACAGGAGCAGCAATGGATGCTTGAGCGCATGGGCGCTACGGTGTATATCTTCCTGGACAATAATGACGCTGGGCTCATGGGGGTAGACAACATAGCCAGCAAACTAGTTCGTAGCTTACCTGTAAAAGTCATGTGCTACCCGCCAAGGCTTTTAGACGATGAGACCGCGCAACCAGATAACTTAACTAGTGAAGAAGTGCTCGAAGCCAAGAGCAATGCCATCAACTATAACGAATGGCACAGGCTGGCTTGAGCGTTAACCAAAAGGTAGTAATCCATGTCATTCGGTAAAGACCCAAACAATCTGGCTGGTGTAGTTCAAGGTGGTGCCTCCTTCCAGCAGCAGGCAGCTGCATCTCTGCGTAGGCCCAAGAAGCAGGCTGGTGGAGGTGGTGGCGGTAAGTTCTTCAGTTACCGCGATCAGTTCAAGCCCAGTGACGTCAACGTAGACACGGGGCGTGTCATCCCCGGTAGCTACGTCTCTACCAACCTGGGAGACGACGGGAACACGTACGGTATCATAACTGCGTACGTCACATACGACGAGCATTTCCATGGCACACTGCAGCGTGGAACGATTTGCTCTGCTGGTCCGTTCTGGCGAATGCGCAACAAGCGGAATCCTTGCCGTGGTTGCGACATCTTCTGGGAGGACTACGAGCAGAGGAAGCGCCTAGGTAAGGGAGTCAAGGGGCCCAACCGAGTATCTCGCCGTGAGATGTTCGCCTTCAACTGGTTGGACATGGGTGTGTTCCACAAGACGAACGTACTGCAGCCTGATGGACAGCCCTTGATCAACCGGAACAGTGGGTTGCCCATCTGGAACTGGGTCAAGTGCATAGGCATTGGGTGTCCTGGTTGCAGCACCGGCGTAGAGAGCAAGCAGGGGCACATGATGCCTTGGCCGATGGGTAAGCAGCACTTCGAAACCATCAACGGGTACGCCGAGTACATCGCCAATGGGTGTCTCAGCTGTGGTGTACGGGGCAGCATAAGCACGGTGTCTTGGCACTGTGCCAACCCAGGGTGTGGTGAGGCGATCGTAGATCTACGCAACACCACCATGAATGCTCAACAGGTGAATGAGATGATAGCTGGGCAGTACCACTGCCGTAAGTGTCAGACGTCAGCTCTACCTATTGAGGCCGTCTACTGCGCTAACTGCACGCCAACTGGGGTACAGCCTGTCAGGGCTTCCTTGTTCGACGTTGACATGCAGGTACAGCGCCGTGGCGGTGGTGATAGCAAGGGCACTCAGCTAGTAGTGCTGGATACCAGTGAACCTAAGCCTATCGACCCAAGGTTCGTGGAAATAGCAAAGCCTCTAGATCTGGCTGCCCGCTACGCTCCAACTCCTTACGATGAGCAGGTGGCTCTCTTTGGTCCGCCTACACCCACAGGACCGTCAGTTAACGTGGCTCAGCCACAGTACGGGGCTGCTGGTGCTGCACCTCCGGTGTATGCACCACCGGCCGCTGGTTTCACCAAGAACTACGGCTAACTAACCCACAGGAGAAAGGGGCCCTCACGGGCCCCTTTTCTTTTTCATGGCATGGAATGTAGAAACTCCAGATGCTGAGTACTACGATCACACGCATACAAAACAACTAGCTAAACTCGTGGCTGAGGCTAACGACCAGCCAGAGATTGCTATCGATACTGAGACCACCGGTCTAGTCACCTGGAAGGACATACCTCTCTACTGGTCCATGGCTTGGGCTGGTAGGAAGATGGCGCTCAATGCCTCTACCCTGCCCTACTTCGCAGAGGTATTCGCTAGTAAGACTAGGACTTGGATCTTCGCCAACGCCAAGTACGACACGCATATCCTGGCCAACGTAGGTATCAATATACAGGGTAGGTTGGCTGACATACAGGTGATGCACTCCCTCCTTTATGAGGACCGGCCACATGGTCTGAAGGAGATAGCAGCCCACGTCCTTGGTTGGCGTTGGAAAGACTTCCAAGATACCTTCGGTAAGATATCAGTGAAGAAGGGCGTGAGCGCCTCTGACGTCATTCTCAGGGCAGAGAAGGAGAACTTCAATCTCCTTGTCGAGTACGCCAGCAACGACGCTTGGGGCACCTGGTGCGCTTACAACAAGCTAAAAGCAGAGCTACAGGATGCAGTAACGCACAGCTTGTACAAGACCACAGGACCCAGGATAGCTACGCTATGGGACCTGTTCGACAAGATAGAGGTGCCGTACACGAAGGTTCTTTGGAAGAACGAACGTAATGGTATCAAGATAGATAGAGAGCGCCTAGAGAAGGTCAGACCTATCGTTCGTGCTGACCTAGAACAGCTAGAGCGTGATATCTCTAAACTGCGCGGTAAGCTCTTTAACCCAAAGAGTGCTAAGCAGCTAGAGCAGCTACTTTTTGAAGAGCTGAAACTCAAGTCTATTAAACAGACTAAGGGTGGTAAGACGGGCGTACGTAAGAACTCTGTTGATGAGGACGTTCTGAAGTACTACGCGCACATCCCCATAATAGGGTTGATACTGCAGCATCGTGATCTGTCTAAGCTGGAAGGCACCTACCTAGACAACCTCTATGATCTCATGGACCCGTTTGACCGTATCCATACACGGTTCAACCAGGACGTAGCTCGTACAGGCCGTCTATCTAGCTCGGGGCCCAACCTGCAGAACATCCCCACTGTGGAGAACGACAAGTGGAAGCTCAGAGATGCCTTCATTGCTGACGATGGTGACTGCCTGATAGCAGCTGACTATCAACAGCTAGAGATGCGTCTACTGGCCGCTGCAGCTGAAGAAGAGGGCATGATCGGCGTGTTCCTAAAGAACTGGGATATTCACATGGGTAATGCGTCACTCATGTTTAACATCCCGTACGACGATATAGAGAATGCTACCAAAGTGAACAAGAAGGTTAAGGCTGGCGAGATGGACCCGTCTGAGTTCACCCCGTACCTCAAGGAATGTGTAGACGCCAGAAAGGCGGCTAAGGCTATTGGCTTCGGTCTGAACTACGGCATGGGCACTAAAAAGCTAGCTGTAGCTATTGGCTGTGACAGAGAAGAAGCTGAAGAGAAGGTAGCTCGGTACTTCGAGACGTACCCTGCAGTTAAGCAGTTCTACGCTGCAGCCATAGAAGAAGCTGAGCAAACTGGCTTCTCCTTCACTGTACTAGGCCGCAGGCGTAGTGTCCCAGAGCTGTTCTCTCATCGTGGTGATGAGCGAAACAGGGGAGAGCGCGTAGCCGTGAACACGCAGATTCAAGGGTCAGCTGCCGACGTGGCAAAGATGGCACAGATCATGTGTGACGTAGCCGACGTAGAAGGTACCTATGGGGCAAGGCCACTACTGGCCATTCATGACGAGCTAGTATTCCAATGTCCTAAGGATACAGTTGAGGCAGCTAAGGTGGAGATCAAAGAGTGGATGGAACACTCCATGTTCTCAGACCTGGCCGTCCCACTCACGGTGGATATCGGTAGTGGTAAATCCTGGATGGAAGCCAAGTGAAGAAGAAGCTTGAGCTGGACCTAGCCGTTGCTGCAGACCTGGGAATAAACAAAAAGCAGGTCGCCCTCATTACCGCTGCCTTCGTCCAAGAGCTGAAGAACACCATCATGGAGGATGGGGTGGCCTACGTAGATAGCCTAGGCCGCTTCAAGCTCACGGCAGAGGTAGGCGGTAAGAGGGCCGTGCTCAAGAAGGGCAACTTCAAGAAGGGCCAGAATACTGGAACAATAGTAGTAGACGTTCCAGTACGCCTACGAGTACACTTTGCCAAAGCTCCTGCATTCAAGCATCAGCTGCACGAAGGATACAAAGGCAGATGGACAAGTTCGGCGTCAACGAAAACATCGATCAAGAAGCCATGGAAAAGCAGTCAGCCAAAGGCTGCCCCATCTGTGGCAAAACGCCAGTAAAGCACGGCAACGTACTTCTCTGTGAGGAACACGGTTCTGAACCGTTTGAAAAGGAAAAGAATGGCGGCTAAAAAAGCTAAGAAGAAGATTCAGAAGCGTAAAGATAAGACAGCGGGGCCGGTTGAAAAAGCCGACCCCGTTAGTCATCACACCGGGATAACTGGTGCCACAGCCAGCCACAAGTTGATGGTTGTGAGGGGGTTGATGCAGAAGCTCAACTCAGACAACAAGAAGACCACACTGGCCTTCGCCTGTGACGTGGCCAACCCCTACGGGCTACGTAGGCCGTCTGGCATCATGCAACTGGACCTAGACACTGGTGGTGGTCTTCCAGCCGGTGGCATCTCGTACATCTCTGGCCCTGACAATGCCGGTAAGACGTACCTGATGTACCGCTACATGGCTATGTGCCAACGGCTTTACGGGGATGCTTCTTGCGTAGGCATAGTTCCCGTAGAGTCTGCCCCTGACTACTCTCTAGCTATCCTAGCTGGAATGAAGATAGCCATCCCAGACGACATCATAAGTGGCTGGAACAGATTCAGGTCTGACCGAGGTATCCCGGAGTACACTGCAGATGAGTACGCGAGTTTCAAGGAGCAGACTGGCCAGGTAGTCATCATACGTGGCAGTACCGGTGAGGAGATTCTTAACGCCGTACTAGAGTCAGTTAAGCTCAACGTGTTCAACATCATCGGTTTAGACTCTGTTAGTGCCCTGCTCCCAGGAGCTGATGCAGCTAAAGACCTAGACGATGAGTCTAAGAGGGCTGCTAACGCCTCCCTCATCACGAAGTTCCTACTGCACTACTACCCGCTCACCACTGGATTAAACGGTCTGATAGAGACCACATTGATCTTCTTGGCGCAGGTAAGGGCTAACCAGGACAGAGCCAATGCTCCTGCGCACATGCAGAAGTACATCAAGCCACACGCTGCTGTAGGAGCCTGGGCTGGTAAGCACGGTAAGCTTCTAGACATTGCTCTAAACGATGGTGAGCGTATCTGGAAAACCACAGATGGTAAGAAGCACATCGTGGGTAAGGTAATGCACTGGGAACTAGAGAAGGGCAAAGCAGGCGCTACTGACAACGTCCGTGGTGAGGCTGAGTTCTACTACCCAACCAGTGGTTCCATAGGCGTTGACCTGGTTGAGTCTGTAATCCAGAAGGCAATAATGCTCGGCCTGATTGTGGAGCATAACAAGAAGATCAGTATGGTTAGCCCTGAGACGGGACAGATAACCGGTGTGAAAGACATACCGGGGATGCCCGCATTCAGAAAGATGATGCAGGTCGACTTCGAGTTCGAACTGCATGTCCGACGTGAGGTGCTGGCAGCCAGTGGGCTTCAGTGTCAGTACCGCTAATGAAGACTACAGGTAAGCGCACAAAGCGAGCTTCTGCCAAACAAGAGTCAGAGATAGCGACTAGCATGGGTGGTAGGCGTCAACCAGGGTCTGGTGCTATCCCAGGCCTTAAGGGTGATGTGCGAGTGAAGGGTAAGTTGCGAATAGAGGCTAAGTACACCTCTAACAAATCTTACTCAGTCACACGCGCTGACCTCCTGAAGATACGTAGCGAGTGCTACGGGTCTGAGACGCCTGCCTTCGTAATCGACTTCAAAGATCCGGGTACCCTACGTACAGAAGAACGTTGGGTACTAATACCCTTCTCAGACTGGGAGAACCTAGTAAATGCAGCTACTGTCAATCAGTGACCTAACTAGACCTGCCGCTGACCTAGAGCCACTGATAAAGAGGGCAATGCAGCTAGGAGATATGTACGATACCTTCTTAGCTGCTGACCCTGGTGGCTTTGAGTACAAGGTGGACATTGGTGGTGAAGGAGGTAGAGCAGCGGGCCTTCACGCCTCAGAGATATCTGGCTGCTTTAGGAAGGTGGTGTACTCCCTCACCAACACTAAACGCTGGGTAGACCCGGCCACCAGAAACGTCGGCATGACGAGGCGCTTCAGGGTAGGTAACGCGCTTCACTCCATGCTGCAGAATGACTTCCACAGGATGGCTGCTGCTAGCAACGGGGCACTGCTGTTCGAAGACGAAGCCCGCATCTCCCCAGAGCATCAAGAGCTAGCAAAAGAGTGGAACATCCACTCTAGCTGTGACGGTATCTTCACATTCTGCGATGACGGCGTACCAGTAATGCGCGTCGGTGTTGAGATAAAGACAGCATCTGCCGGAGAGTATGAGAAAACCAACGAGCCTAAGAAGGACCACAAGGAGCAGACATGCCTATACATGGCTTGCTTAGACGTCCCTCTAATGTGGGTGCTCTACTACAATAAGTCTAACCAGAACTACACAGACTGTTCCCCCCCGTACCTCAGCAAGTTTGACCCTAAGCTGTGGGAGACACTGGAACATAGATTTGCGAATGCCCATGCCTTGGCTGACGTAGCCACGGCAACTGGTGTGTTGCCAGACAGAGAAGAGGGTCAGCCCTGTGGTTGGTGCCCCTTTGGGCATGAGTGCAAACCTAACTACCTGAAACCAAAGAACGCCCCGACCCAGGTCTCAAGGGCGCTAACACCGAGGAAGCTAAAGTGAAGCTACCAGCTAACGCAGGTATGAGCTCTAGCGAACAAGCTCGTACACACGATGAATGGAACACCTTTGATGACGTACAGGTGCAGCTGATGCGAGAGGGGTTCATGCCCAGTGAGCTGCCAAGGGTAGCCTGTCAGCGCATCACGGCTGACCAACTCACCACGCAGGACAATGACAAGTACACACAGCTGTACACCAGCAAGTGTGCCTGGCTAGCCTATACGTCAGACACGCTAGCTAGGACTAAGGGGGAGAGACTGCAGGTAGAGAACGAGATGGATTACATCCAAATCTCTCTACGTACTGGCGCCAAGATGGCGGCTACCTCTTCTGGTGTAAAGAAGCCAACGGACAAAGAGATAGAGGAGTTGGTGGAGCTAGACCCACGCTACAAAGAGCTGAAGATCTTGCTACAGCGAGCAAAGCAACGTGAGGGTATTCTCTCTAGCGACTTCGAGACACTGGATAGGGAACTCAAGATGATCTCCAGGGTGCTAGTCATCAAGCAGATGGAGTTCAACGATGAGCGGCAGGGTGGTAACTTGCCCAATAGAATGCCCGGCAAGGGGTACCCACGCTAATGCTGTGCTTTCGTATCAATGGTGTACCTCCCACCGTTAACCACGCCTACTTCAATCTACCTCGTGGTGGTAGGACCCTCAGTAAAGAGGGCAAGAAGTACAAGGTAGAAACGGCGGCGTACCTAGTGCGCACGTATCCAGCTGAGCTCCAGCAGCTGAAGAAGAACGTAGCTTATGGTGTCGCCATTAAGCTGTACTTCGAAAAGATACTGAATGACACTTGGCCAGAAAAAGCAGAAAGTAGGTATAAGCGAATAGACGCCAGTAATCGCATTAAGCTACTAGAGGACGCCTTCATAACTGCCGCAGGCACAGATGACAGTCAACATCTGCTAGTGGCCGTTACAAAAGCCCAAGTAGAGTGGGGTGGTGAGAATACTATCCTATGTATCTGGGACATAGAAAAGGAGGGGTTGCTACCGAATGACCTCGGAGAATATCTTCGATAGCTGCAATGACACAGAGCTTTACCAGCTCTGTAGAACACAAGGGATACCAGTACTGCCAAGTACCACCCGCGAAGAGTTAATAGGCTTCTTGTGGGGCAGCATAGCTCCACTACCTATTACTGAGGAGATGCACCCCATTGATTCCTGGAGACATGGGTTGATGGGGTACATCCTGGACCACTGGAAGAAGTTGGAAGCTCAGTTAGAGTGCCCAGCTAGATCTGGAGATCCACGTCAGTGTTTTGGCTGTTTGGATACACAGGTTGTAACGTGCCTCGTTGAAAATAGAGGCAGCGAACGCTCACTAAAAATGTACAGAAAAGGTGCCCGCTAGATGAACCAATTTTCAGATCCGTCGACCCTGCCAAGAGACCCAGCTTCCCTAGCTCTGCTACCCAAGCCAGTTAAGTACCGCTTGGCTATGCAGCTTGGTGTTCTCAATGCTGCCGATTCAGAGGGGCAGAAGACTTTTCTGCTGGCTACTCCCGCAGAGCAGGGTGCTGTGCTGGCAGCGGCGCTGCAGAATGCCCCAGCAGCTCCACAAGTGTCCATGATGAGCCCAGCACAGCCTCCACAGCCTCCACAGATGATGCCACAGCAGATGCCACCACAGCCGATGATGGCACCGCAGATGATGGCCCGAATGCCACCACAGCAGATGCCACCACAGCCGATGATGGCACAGCCGATGATGGCCCGAATGCCACCACAGCCTGCACCCATGGGGATGCCAGCTCCTATGGCACCTGCTGTACAGCGTACCCCAGTCACCGCTAGTGACCCAGGTAACATCGGTGGGGCGGGTAATGGGCATCAAGGCCCACCGCAGATGGTAGCCTTTCAGCCACCTCAGGCAGCACAGGCACCGTCAGACCCAGGAGTCGTTCTCAAGATACTGAGCTCCCTACATGCCACCACGGCTAAGCTGGACAAGGCACTGGAAGAGACCCCAGATACGGTAGCAGAGCTCTACGATATCGTGCTGGGACAAGCAAAGATGCTTCAGGTGCAGAGTCTTCTGCTGTTGATGCTGGTCGAGGGCCAGATGAACATCAGCAGAGAGGCACTGGTTGCACTCATCTTGAGTGAGCTAGACGACGGAGGGGTGCAGGCTGTCATGGAGAAGCTCGCTGAAGACAGCGAGGAAGAAGAGGGAAAATAGTAAGCTCGCTTTGGCCAGGTAGCGTGCTGCCTGATGTATCCGACTTGGTAGAGATACCTGGGAGCATCAGCAGCATGTCACCAGTCGAAGCGAGGGCACTGGCCCAAGAGCTTGGGGTCTATGTGCCAGATGATTCAGACAGTGCCATCAGAACAAAGCTTCGGGCTGCTGTCTTTGACACGTGACCGAGGGAAGGTCGACTGCAGAAGGACAACCTATGCACGACCTAAGCACACTAGCTAAGTTAGAACCCTGGCGTACCGGTTACGGCAAAGCCCTAAATGCGCTTGACCCGACATGGGACATAAACGACCAAGTCTTGTGTACTGGAGAACAGTGGTGGGAGGGTATGAGTAAATGGTGGATGTGCACAACTTGCGGCCATACCAGCAAGCTTAGCCACCCCATGCATCACCCTGCCCACAATCCTTACATGTTCTTCATCAAGGCGGTGATGTTCTACATGTCAAAGCGGCAAGAGCAACAGGTGCCGATAACCCTATCCATAAGTCAGGCGTTGTTCACCATCGGAGTAGCTCTACGCTATGCCGCTGTACAACACCCTGAGAGACTAGGGGACTACGTAGATAAGATGCACTAGCAGTGGGGGGCCTACGGGCCCCCCATGCTTTTATTTAGGTACTCTTTTTCTACGTACGACTTCTCGATGTAGAGACAAGATCGTGGGCTTTGGCTGCCTAGCAATAGCAGTGAGGGGGCCTATCCCACCTTCCTTAGCTTTGGGAGCTCCCTCAAAGATTAACGGGGTGTCAGACAGTGGGCCGTACCCATGCGTCACGCTGAGGATACCAACCCCTATGCTGCCACCACGGGCTAAGAAGCCAGTCCTAGTGCTCATATGATAGACGCAGACCTCTTAGCTGGGGAGCCCACTGTGGCTATCACAGCTCCACCAGAAGCGTCGCGTATCTCCCAGTTCTTAAGCGGGGTAGTGCCATCGTCGTCAAACAGGATGAGATGCCCAGGGCTGCCTGGGTAGTCTTCCAGTCTGTTAGTAACCGACTTACGTAGAAGAGATAGGTCTGTAGTCGTGTCGTTTACGATGAGGGTATCTAGGTCATTGCCAATGACATCTCCACCATCGTTCACGGCATACTCCGCTATTAAGAAGTCTCCGGCCAGTACGGAGGTGACAAGGGATAGATTTAGTAGGCGCTGGTAAACACCTACTCCTATGTCAGTCATAGACTGAAACTTGATGGTCCAACCAACCGTTTTAAAGGTGTTGTCCGCCCAGTCTAAATAACTGTTTCCGGTGTCCCCCTCACGGAGCGACACGGTTGGAGCTTTACCGATAACACCGCCGACACCCTCTTGCTCTATACTGAGCTCAAGTGGGACAGCGGTGGCTACCTTCTGTACTAGCAAAACTGCCATAGGAGTATCTTAGACTATCATACAACAGTTCCAGCCGGGATGTGCCCTAGCTCGATTAGCAGCTCGTATAGGGCGGCCTTGTGATCACCATAGTGGGTGGCCCCTGGAATCACCGGCTCGACCATCTTGGCCAGCAACGCTTCACCGGCCAGCTCGGCACTGCCCCGCTCGACCGGGAAGAATACGGCTCCGTCCATGTAGCCGATACTCCACTTGACCGTCATGGAGACGCCGGTCGGGTTGTTGATCGGCATGTTGGTGCCGATGTGCTCGATGTTCACGCGGTCGATGGTTCGGGTCGCGTTCACGACCTGAACTTCGGTGCCGAGTAGGTACTGCTGGCTGATCGTCTTTGTCTCTGGGGCTGTGATGATGAAAGGCATGTTCTTCTCCTACGTGACGTAACCGTATTCTTGCACAAGGATAGCGCCGACCGTACCGACACCACCGGCTCTATTGTTGTTTCCATTGGAAGTGGCACCTGATC